TTAAAATCCTTCCCAAGTTCCAGGAGACCCACTCGCAATGCATCGCCAACCCAGGCCACCTCCAGATGCTGGTGACGATGTAAACACAATTGACCCAGACATATATGCACCTGTCGTTGGCGCTGAAGTCCCCCACCCGACCGATGGAGCGCTATTCGCATTAAATCTGTCACCACGGATTACACCGCCGCCATCAAATGTGGCAATACAGTTGCTACTACTTATATTTTGCACATGAGCCATGCTCGTGCTATCCACAAATAACGCGCTCCTAGCTTGTGACGAAGACAGGCTGTTGCGAATTTTCAAATTGCTTATACTACAATTTACAGAATTGTTAGTTATTGCCACTCCATCATAGATAGCACCATCGACTGATGTGCCAGCATTTATATTTCTACCATTAATATCAGAAATGCTTACATCTGGACTATTGCTTAGATTAACTACCCCCTTTCTGGTGAAAGCTGTATTGATATCCGTAACCAGACCACCGGGGGCATCTCTCAGAATTACACACCACCCACCATTAATTGCTGTGCTTCCCGGTGTTTGGTAAGAAACGTTCGTCACCTTGTACGTCTGATATGCTGCGCTAGGGGTAATTCCTGTATTAACCACTGTGATGCAATCACCGTCCATTTGGCGCACAACCACTCCATCAATAGTTGCTCCCTCAGCTAGTGCGCCGTAGAACAAAGAATGACATCCGCTATCCGCAAATAAGTTAGTGAACATAACATTCTTCAATGTACCTGTAGCTTTGACACAAACAGAATCAGATGTTGTGGTATTACCACCGCATTTATGGAAACGCAAATCGTCGAATACAAAACCACGAAAATCATCTGGAGCTGATGCTGCAGACTTCAGTTCTATTGGGAAACGGCAAGCTGTCGCACCAAATCCTTTAATGGCAAGGTTTGCACCAGTTGCTGAAACCCCGGTAACGAAGCTAACAACAATAACATTACGCAGGACTGAGTCGATGTCTTTTGCCCCATTAGAACGCAGAAATCGTAATCCATTGCACGTTGCTCCTTGCCCATAACCATTCACCGCATCAACATCAATGGGTTCAAATCCAAAGAATAGTAAATCAACTAAGTAGTTCTCGGCACTTTGGAAATCACAAAGGAGCATCCCCGCGGTACCTGCTCGAATAATGGTTTTGTTGGTATACGCACTAACACCCTTTCCACGCATTGTCACGCCGGCTGTAAATACCAAGGTGCTCTTAATGAGGTAGTCTCCACCAGGCACATATATCTCAGCGTTATTAGCTATACACCAATTTATGCAGGACTGAAAAGCCGCAGTATCATCAGTAATACCATCACCTTTAGCGCCAAAAGCCTTCACACTTAAATGTTCATCAAGGCGCTCTTTGATGGTATATCCACGATAATGATTCATTGCCTCCTGCACTGTCGTTTCATTACCGTCAGAATCAATCGCACCAACCAGCTCAGCACCCGTAGGTTCGGCTAACTCTTTTCGCAGCACATCATTAACATCTACCGCTAGCCACTTGCCTTCGCCAGTGCCGCCGGTCGAATCTGGCGTTGAGCCAGCAGGAACGGTCTTGGGCAGTGTCGCCAGGTCATCCCAGCGATACCAGACGCCGGTGGATTCATCCTGAAGAATGTCGCCTGCTCCAGTTACAGTTGCGCCGTCCTGGAATGTGCCTACAGGGTTCCAGCCGAGGTTATATATTTGCTGGAGTACCAGCTGCTTCAGGCCCTCGATGGTGTAATGCGCGCCGCCAAAACGGTCAATGTACTGTAGAGCGAGCGAAGTTACGAACTCATCAATTTTCCCAGCGTTAAATTTCAGGTCTTGAGGTAATTCAGATGCGACAGGTGTCTGACTTGGAGTGGTAGCCATAATTTTTCCATAAAAAAACCCGGCACATTGGCCGGGTCAGGAGTTGAGGTGAAGGTTTAATTAGGGGTAAATCAGGTCGCTGTATTCTTCCAGAGTTAGCGCGGTAGTTCCGTCACCATTTGGTTGCTTGGCGGTAATAGTCCACTGCGTTGCATCCAGTTCCGTTGATGTTGCGATGACATAGCGTGACGGGGACTGCACGTCGAATCCGTCATAAATGTTCAGGTTGATGTTAGGAACGGCAGCAGTGAACCCGAACGCTGTATCGCTGCGCTGGGTCGCTGGATAGCGTGCTGTTGGGTTCCCGAGTGAGTCAGTAACCACCACGAACATGCTGCCGGAGAAATTGATCCGCTCACTGGTATCGAAGTTATTCCCGTTTCGCGCGGTGATATATCCCGCTTGCTGGTTGGTGTCGTATGTATCCGGCACCTGGACCATCTGGCCGACGTTCACCCATTCACCATCTGCCAGCGCCGTGATGGACATTGTCATTCGTGAATAGATGAGTCGCTTGCACTCCCTGAGCGCCCTTTCATCCGCCTGAAATGTGTCGCGGATATACATCATCTCGAACTTCTTCGCCTTCGTCGGCGCGCCGGAGGTGATAGCTCCATTAGCGATTCGGTAGCGAATGAAATCCTGTTTATTCGTTGTCGGGTTTCGATACTGCAGTTCGACTCCGTCAAACCCACCCGGCAACGTCATGTCGTAGCTGAGTGAGTAGCCAGTATCGACAGTATTGCTGCGGTTGAAAACGGTCACTGGCGTGGCTTGTTTCTTGTCTCTGGTGAACGACAACACCCCTGCGTCCCAGAAAATACTCACGCTGGCCGCATCACAAATCATCTGCATGCGGGCACCGAGGGCCACATCCTCATCATCGAAGGTGTAATCGAAATTTCCCAGCCGAGAATCGATAGCGTCGATCTCCGCCTGAATCTGGTACAGGCCGTAGATATCAATGGTGTCTTCTGGCTGTCTGCCACGAATGAGCCAGTTGTGCAGCGCGGCATCAGCAAACTTTCTGGAGTATCGCTCGGTGTAATCAACCGTCTGTGTAGACATGTTGTAACTGATAACGTGGCGACCAATCAGCGCGTTATATTTCCTCTCACGCGAGCTGGTTGCCTCTTTAGTCTGGCGAACTGTGACGCGAACGATGGTGTCGTCCGGGTAAGTCACATTGGCTCTGACGTTCACCGCATGGATTGCTTCAATTTTAAGCCGGCTGTTATCTGAACTATTATCCGTGCGCTGGAATGAAATGGCATACCGCCCATACCCACCAGAGGGTGTGAGTTTATCAGTCCGGTAGAAGACTTCACTCGAAGAGTCGTGCGGCGTTGTCTGGCGATATGTAAACGACTGCGTCGTTCCAGGAACCTGGTTATTGTCCTGATCCACTTTCCAGATGGTCACTTTCCAGTTCGTTTCGCTTTTCGGCCCCAGTGGAGACTGCGTATGTATCCAGAGATACGTGGATTCGACTGGGGAGAAGAAGGGCCCCACAATCAACGCGCCGTTATCGTTCAAAATGAACTTAGTCGTGTTAATTGTCGCCGTCGATATATCTATACCGGCCGGGCCAGTCAGATTGCTGAACGTGAAGTTGTAATAGATGACAGGGTTTATTACTGCGCCATCGTTCGTCGTGCTTACCGCCGTCTGGTTGCCAGAGACAAGAATATCTTCGGTCTTTGTCCCGCCCGGAACGGGGTACGTGATGTTTATTGTAAACGTGACGGGGTGCGGCAAGGCCAGCCCCATGAAATAGTCAAATGCATCCTGCTTGACTATTTTCATCGCAATCTGACCACCAGCATATTGCCCACTTGCGACTGTTGTCGCGGTCGCTGTCTCGATTGGAAAATCATCAGACTCGTTACTGCCAGGCACTTCCTGACCGTCGATGTCGTCAAACTGGTAACCCTCGTTGATCTGCCCAATCAATTCGCCTGGCGGGTAAATATGGTAGGAGGCCCCGGCCATCGAGCCCAGGTTCGACTCAGAGTAACGGATGGACGAAACATCATAAGTTCCCAGGCCGAAATCCATATATTCAGTCAGGTACTTAAGGTTGTCGGTGTACTCAAAAAGCGATTCCTGAATCAGATCAGGAAAAGATCGCACCAGGCCGTAAGTGTCCGGGCGCGCCTCACCATTTCTGGCAATGTTTGTCTGGCCTTTAACACTATTATTCGGTGATGTTTTCGAGCTGGCGCCTGATGCATTCGGCTGCGCTACCAATTTCGACATTACTTTGCCAATGAACTTGATATCTTGTTTATAGGTGAACATCCCAAGAACAAGAGCACTGCCCTTCATGAAACCACCGCCTTTCGGCTGATCGAAGATGGCAATACGGTCTGACTCTTTCAGCACAAACCCGACATCGTCGTTATCGGTTAACTCACGCCCGTTAAGGTTAATTCGCAAGTCGGCATGCAGGTTCTGGGTATCAAGCCACTCGCAGAACACCGCCCCGGCCGGTGCAACTACCCTCTCCTTCGGTAATCCCGGCACTCGCTGAATTTCGATTGTTGGCATAGGAATAAAACTCAACCTTTGTGTAAAGTCTTTGAATGGTTCTGACCGGATCAGCCCGAACATGCCCACCTTCGCAGCGGCTGTGAAATGCCATGCCGTTGACTATCAACCCGACATGAACCGGCTGCTGTCCGTACCAGGCAATGAATATCCCGTCTTCATGGAAAATGTCAGTCTTGCTCCAGTAGACAACCTCGCCGTCAAAGCACGTCCTGAACTCATTTCCGGATTCGTAATCCGGTGAATGATGCAGCTCAACGCCAAGGACATGCCGGTAGTACAGGACCACCAGGCCCCAGCAATCCAGGGAATCGAACGTGCAGGCGCGGTTAGCCCACGGCAGGCCAGTAACCCTGTCGATGAATTCCTGTTTATGCATTTTTGAGGCCCGGGAATAACTCTGGTGTATAGAGAGGGCTGACGTTGTTACTGAGCGGATTTTTCAGCGTGAGCTCGCAAGTGACGTCGTTCTGATCCATAGAAGTATCATTCGCGTACAGTGTCCACGGCTTCAGCGGAGTGTTCATATCCGCCGAATCAAAACGCTGATACGTCACGGCGATCGGCGTAATGCGGGCGAATGCTTTCCATTGCTTCAGCGCCTGCTTGAAATCCATCGCCAGGCGCCCGAACTTAACCGACGCGCCGATCACCGGCGTGTTACTTTGCTGGCTTTCGACCACTTCCATTCTGCAAGGCTGATATTCCATGCCAGCGAACGTCTTGGGGAAAATCTGGTTTGCCACCAGAGGTATTCCCCCGAAAACGTCATTGCTGAAGGTGATGGTTTCGTACAGCACCCTGTTCGGGCGCTGACTTTGATATTCTCGCAACGTAGGCATCAGGGAACCCTCGGGATTGATTCTGGATCGCGGTTATCCGGGTAGCCAGTCACGATAATGTCCAGCCAGCTTGCCCATGGTGGTGGCAGCTCAATGACTATGTCGTCGTAGTCATCGTCGGAGTTCAGTAGCTTCCGGGTGACAACATCGCCGGTCCACGTAAACACGCCGCCAGCTTGCGCCCATGTAGGATATGCAGTGAAGTGCAGCTCCTGCACCTCTGGCTCACCGTATGCACCAGACCCAATACCAACAGGCATGGTGAACCACTGATTACCATTATCGAGATAGTTCGGGCTACGCACCCACTGCATGAAAGCCCGGTGTTCTGCCAGCGTGAAGATCCACGTCAACGAGAACCCGGTTTTCAGGTCATCGGTCAGTTTCTGGAATATCGGCGCGCCGACCTGTGGCTGATCGGTTCTGAACCCGGTATCGGGTTTCGGTGTTTTAGACTTCTGCGCCAAAGGAAGCCAGTCAGGGTAAGGGATTGGCATAATTACTCCGTTGCACGCGGTGTGGCGCTGGTATTGCGCGTGATGGACTGACGCATCGGGCCGCCCTGGTCCATATCCTGAATGAATGCCTGAACTGTCAGCGTGTTGCCGTCCTGAGATGCCTGAGCATCAAAGCTGTGCTGACTGGAGGAGTAGTCATTAAAAACGATATTCACCGCCATCTGACCTCCGCCGCTTTGCATATCCTTGTTGCTGATGACCGACCCATTATCACCGGGGATCATGTACTGGCTGCCGTTCGATGCCTGGTAGATTTCAGGCATGCCGCCCTCACCTACCTGGTACATGCTGCCAGCGGATACCGGACCGCCATTCTTGCGCTTACCTGCTAATCCATTGGCCAGCGCCATACCAGCAACCAGTGCGCCAATACCGATGACCGCAGCGCCACCGAACGAACCGATGGATGCAGCTGCGGCGGCTGGAAGCCAGGATGCTGTGGTAGTGGCGGCAGATGCTGTGCTTGCTGCAGTAGTAGTGGCAATGCCCGCGACCGATGCAGATGTCGTGGCTGCGGTCGCACTGATTTGCGCGGCGCTGCCCGTGATGGCTGATTTGACCCACTCAACACCCATCTGGACGAAGCCGTTGATCAGGCTGTTCAGAGCATTGCTGGCAAGCGACTGCATGGCCTCCTGCGCAGACATGCTGCCAGTGATGATTCCTGTGAATGCATTCGAGGCGTTGCCAGCAAGAGACTCAAACGATGCCGCCAACATTTGGTTGCTGATGTCCTGATTTTTCCAGATTTCCCACTGAGCGTTAATTCGTTGCTGCTCATACAGCGTGTCTGCTGCGTTTCGTTGCGCCAGCGCGTTCTGATGCGTTAAAACTCCTTGCTGCTCATACTGCTGGATCAGAGCAATCTGTTTAGCGTGCTGATTCGCCAGCGCTTGCACCGGGTCAACGGTACCCGCCGCCTCCTGTACCGGTGTAACTGCCTGATCAGCTCGAATCTTGGCAAGCGCCGCCACATGAGTCTGCTCGAGGCGCTCAGATGTTTCGTTGTATTGCTCCTGGCTGATTTTCTTCGCGGCCAGTGCCGTATTCAGATCCTGAACATCCTGCTTATAGGAGGCGTTCTCTCTGGATTCCGGCAATAACTTCTCGGCCGCTGCCTGAGCTTTCAGCGCGTTGGCAGTATCCCATTTCGCAGCAGCATATTTACCGGCCAGCGCAATCTGCTCTTGCGTTGCACCTTTACCTAATGAGAGCTGCGCATTGAGAATTGCCTGTTCCCGGCTGAGATTATTTGTCGAGTCGGCAGCCAGTTCGGATTGCTGTTTCAGGTTTGCCAGTTTCTGAGCAACGTTGTCGGACTGCGAGGCGCCCTTTTTCTGCTCAGACTGAAGCGTCTTTTGGGCCTGGGTATTTCGGTACGTCGCCGCGGCGTCGTCTTCCATCTGCCTGGCGTGCGGGTCGTCTTTCGAGAAACCGGCATCTTCGGCGGCATACTGCGCCTGAAGTTTAGCCCGAGCCTCTCCCTGAAGCTTGGAAAGAGCCAAGTTGCGCTCAGACTGCTTGATGAGGTTCTTCTGCCCGGCTGTAAGGTTGTCTGTCTCCTGCTTAAGGGCTGCAACGTTACCTTTGGCAATCACGGCCTCACGAGAAAGATTAACCAGTGTGCCTACGAAAGCCGTAAGAGCGGTCTGCCCCTTTTCTGTTGAGCTCTGAGTGTTCTGCATCTCGGTGGCGAGACGCTGAAGCGCTTCTGGTGTTGGATTTTTCGCGATGTCAGATAATTGCTTACTGAACGCGAATGCTTGTTGCTCTGATATGCCAAATTTATCGGCAACCGCGCCTACGGTATTGCCAATGCTGTTTGCCGTAGCCTGAAATGCCTGACCGGCCCCATAGGCCTGTTTCATCGCATCGGAGAAGTCATTTGTCGTTATTTCAAGCGAGGCGAGGCGATCATTGAATCCATTAACGGAAGCATATCCCCCAGCAAAGGCTGAGAGAGCCTTGTCGCCAAAGGAAAGAAGCGAGCTTGAGGCCTCGCTAATGGCTTTAGGTATTTTGTTGATCGCTTCGTTGTACTCGAGCAGCGCCTGATTCCGCATCAGGGTTGCCACTTCAGCATTGGTTTTCGCCAGCAAGGCGTACTTATCAGACAATGCCGCCACACCGTTCTGCGAAACCGTGATGACTTTGTCCATCGCCTCGGCTGCGTCTTTCATCGCTTCCATGGCGTTCTTTCCGCCATTAAGTGACGTGATCAACGCGCCCGCAATAACTGAGCTCAATGCCAGGACAGCACCGATGACGGCCCCACCAGGCCCAAATGCGCCAGCAAGTTGTGACCCCTGCTGAGAGAATGCAACCAGCGCCGACTGCCCGCCTTGCACCTGCACAATGAAGTCCTGCACCTGATAGCCAGCCTGTTGCATGCTGGTTTTCCAGGTGCCATGACTTTTTGCGCCAGTTTCAACACCGGTTTTCATGTCAAACAAGCGGCCAGTCAGATCCCCGATTGCCTGTTTTTCTTCTTCCGTTGCCTTAGAGCCAGCCCGCAACTGTGCAGCCAGTACAGCAGCGCTCCGGGCGCCGTTTTCCTGTGCCTCATCCAGCACAGCAAGTTGGTTGCCCAGCGCTTCAATGATGGACTCTGCACGGCTGAACTCACTATTAGCGCCACCAGTGCCACTCCGCGCCTCCTCCATGGCTCGGGCAATACCGCTTACGTTGGTATTCAGCTTCTTGAGCTGGTTATCCATCGAGTTGGCGTAACCGGCCAGTTCAGTGAAAGCCGAGCCTGTTTCAGAGGTGCTTTTATCAAGGGTATCCATCCCTTTGCCAGCTGCCTGCGCAGATGAATCCAGCTTATCCAGGGCGCCTTCTGCCTGCTTACCGGCCTGAAGAAGTGGCTCAACATCAGCACTGATTTCGTAGACGATGCTCCCGGCGTTTTTCTCACCTGCCATGTCTTTCTCCAGTTATTGTTTTGCTCTGGCCCGCCTGGCGGCCTGTTTGGCAAGGTAGCCATCGGCAACCGCATCGTATTCCTCTCGCGTGAAGCCTTTCTGATCAGGGTATTTTGCTGCCAGCAACAGTTGGAATTCGGTCATCGTTAGCTGTGATGCTTCTTCCCTGCTCATGCTGAAGTGGTTGCGCGCAGCGCTGATGTAATCGAACGCCTTAAACTCATTGGTCGTTTCGCCGGTCTCGTGACGCTGCAACTGTCTGACCTTCGCTTTACCGACAACGCCATGCTGCAGCAAATGCTGCGCCAGCACGATAATGTCGTTCTTAGGTAGCTGGCCGGGCCGGTACACGACGCAATGCTTCCATCCCTTCCACTCACCAATAACTGGAGTCAGGTCTTCATCACAGCATGCCTGAAGCACCTGCATGCACGTTGATAGCAGTTTCTCAGAAACGCGATTGAATGATGGTGAAAGCCAGTCCGGAAAGCGCCCAAGCATTACGGAGCACACCTCTATCAGGCGCGCCACATCGCTTCCATGGATGGTTGCATAAGTCTGAACAATCTCTTCGGGAGTGCCGATTCTGGTCATCGCCAAAAGTGAAGGCCTCAGGAGATAATCCTTTCCGCCATCGCGACCGTCGCAGACAGACACCTCGCCGATCTCAAGTAATGCAGTCATGATTCTTTCCGGTAACGGGTATTATCAAGGGCAGCCATGGCCACCCTTTGGAATAGCCGTTAGCTGACGGTGACGGTATGTACAGCAACAAAGTTACCGTCTTCGGTGTTAATGATGATCTGCGCGCTGCCGGTCGCCACGCGATTAACCGTGACTGTTGTTCCAGATGCAGTGGCAGTCGCTTTCGTTGGATCGGTTGATGCGACGGTGAAGTCTTTGTTGGATGCTCCGGCCGGAGCGATATTTACAGTGAAGGTGCTGGTACCGCCGGACGCGCCAGTGCTGGTTGCCGGAGTTACAGTTACGCCGGTCACAGCGACAGCAGTGACTTCGTTTACTTCGATGGTGCTCGCGTCGCCGACTTTGAACTCGGTGGAAAACGTGACGATGTCGTTAGTGCCACCATCAGAGTTCAGCGCCGTGATGTTCATGTAGCCGATGAATTCGACCGGGCCGTAGTCCATGCGCACCCAGATACCAGGCTGGCGCTTGGCTTTCAACTCGTCCGCGAAATACTTGATGAACTTGCCTACGCCGTACTGATCCAGTTTGTCCTTCTTTCGCACCTCGCCTTCAAAGCTTAGCGTGAAGTCACTGTTTGTGATGATGGTCTCGACATAGCCGCCGCCATCATCCGCATCAGAGGTAACCGAGTTCGGGTTGAAGTCGAAACCCTTAGAAGTGCCAGCCGCCAGTGACATCCACTCTGATTCTTCTGGTTTAACGTCAGGGCAGCCATCGGCGACTTCCAGCACGACCGCGCCGCCAAACAGACGCTCGTTCGAGTTCTGGCAATTAGCCATGTGAAACTCCTCTCTTACATAAAAGAAAACCCGCCGAAGCGGGTCATTTGGTTGGGAATGGCTATTCGCCGTAGGTGCAGGCAAATTGCAGTCGGAAGACTATTCGCCCTTCTTCTGTGGACACTGGCGCGGGGATTGCGCCCATGTTCTGGATATAGCCGACGCACTCGTCAGCCATGGGGTTTTCCTGGACGTAATCGACGATTCGCTGCACGGCGTTAAGCGCGTCTTTGCGCTTATCTTTCGCGCCTACGACGTCGACCAGGACGTGATATTCGGAACCGAGATCCGTGCGGATGTTCGAGCCGCCGTTTGGCCTGAACACCATTAGCGCTTTCGTCAGGTCTTTCGGGTCGTCGTACATCAGCTGCTGCACCGTGAATCCGGCTGTTAGTCCGGCATCGCCGAACATGTTGCGCACTCTCTCATACATCATTGGCGTCATAGCGAAAGCTCCTTGCGCATCACCGCGTCAACGTTATCACGCTCATCGTTAGCACCTTTGGTCAGGAATTGTGGCTCAGCATGGGGATCCCAATAATTTCCGGTGCCAGTGCCTCCACCAAATTCTTTCGGCTGTTGCGGCCCCACAGATGAGCGATTACTTGTTATACCGAAGTGCGCGCGCGGCTGCCCTTTCAACTTGCCGGACGCTTCATGCACATACGCGGCATAGTTGGCTGAATAACCGATGCGCCCAGTGATGAACACACCGCCAGCGTCGATTTCTCGGAACTGGCTGTTAATCAGCGTGGAGGTGTCGATCGGGGTGTAATAGGCAGCGCGGGCACCAATTAGAAGCATCGCCGACTGCAGCCCGCGAATCACCTTGCGCCCCTTCACGTCATTGATGGTGTCGTTCAGGTGCTTTTTAGCTGCGCCGATGCCTTTCACCTTGATGCCCATGGCTACACTCCCGTAATTATCGCCCAGTCATCTTCCAGGCCGTCGAGAGTGTCATTCCAGCGCGTCACATGGCGCACCTCATCAGCTCCAGCCACTACCGGGTCCGGTTCGGCACTCACACCAATCAGTATGTAATCGCCATCATCAGCAAGCGCATACGCAGTAAAGAAGGTGTTTTTGACTACAACCTCTTTGCCGATGGATCCGAGCTTTGCCGAAAGGCCGCCGATGTAGTCGCACATGATGGTTTCAGGTGGCTCGTATGGGTCGACCGGATCGCCCCACTCGTCATTACCGCCAGCGCCCTTACGCCATATCGTGCACGGCTTGTTGTACGACCATGAAGCAGTAGACGACATCAGCCCTCCTTCCAGCGTAGAACCTTCGCGCCAGTAGCCCGGATGCGCGGACAGTTGATAACCCACTCACCGCCAGATTTCAGATAGCCGGTGGTTTCCCGCCCGGTATCCGTTTTCACCCAGACGCGCATGAATGGCTTCGGCAGGCCTTCGGTTATGAGCCTCCACATCAGCAGCCGCCCACGACGAGAAAGAGCCCCACCGAGTTACCCGCACTGATCGGCAACTCACCAGTGCATCCACTCGTGTCGAGTTGAGCCAGCGAGTCACGCAACCAGGTGATGCTGTCGTCGCCATAATCAAACGAACGGGACGCGCCTGACGGCGCACCCTGAGATTTGATGCGACGTGCGCCGGACGACGTAGCCATCAGCGCGGCGGCGTACATTAGAATTAGCTTTGACGTGCAGTCGTCATACCCGGCCCCATCGAGGCAGGGAATGATTTTGTTCACCAGGCAGAGAATCGGATCCAGCAGCGAGCCGGGAATGGCGTAACCCAATTCACCGAGGAACTGCTGTACGTCCGCCGCCGTGATTGGGTCAGCCATAGCTATTTACCTTCGATCTTCTTATCCCACTCTTCACGGGATTTAGTTGGGTTCTGAAACTCTTGAAGTGCCATGGTTACTTGTCCTTTTTGTTCGCCGCCACCAGTGCCGCTTCCGCCTCGTCGGCTCGCTTCGTCTCTGCTGCCAGAGCATCAGCGTGAGCCTTATCTTTCGCTTCCGCTTCGTCGGTGAGCGACTTCACTTGCTCAAGCGCGTCAGTCAGTTGCTTCTGAATGCCGGTTAAATCTGCATTCACTGGCGCTGATGGAGTAGCCACTTCGAAGGTTAGCTTTTCACCTTTCTTCTCGGTGGTTTTCTCGGCCTTTCCTTGCTCGATCCACTTTTCAGCGACCGCGTCATCTACATCATAAACCTGTCCAGCCTCCAGCTTTTGAAGGCTGGCACCGGCAAAGAGGTTTGCTACCAATACCTTTACGAGTGCCATTTTATTTCCCTTAGCTTGAAGCGTGGATGACTGAGTAGTGGCCGTTGATGTCCTGCTTGACCATAAGGCCCGCAGCACCCCAGGTGCGCCACACGTAATCTGAGTTGTAGAACTGGCGTGGATCGGCAACGGTGCCGAATGCCTGGCCGACGATTGGAGCAATGACGCCAGCCTGAAGCGGAACAATCACAATCTCGTTTCCGGTCAGTTCTGCATCTTCTTTGATGGCTGAAATTCCGGAAAGCTTCGAGATTTCTTCCAGCACGGTGCGCAGCGAGTTCACATCGAAGTACTGTTCCCAGTTCGACATAATTTCGCTGGAGACGTACCAGGTCTGCTGGCCGTACTGCATGTTTTGCAGCTTAAGAACGTCACGCAGGGCGATAGCCGCAGCACGCATCGCTTTCGGGTCGGCACTGGTCGCGAAGTTAACCGTCAGCGTAACCTGAGCAACACGCTCATCATGACGAAGCCCCTTCCAGGTTTTGTCATCGAATTTGATGTAGTTGCCAGCCGCATCGCGGAAGCCTTCCCAGATGTAGTCGACATACTGACGACGCACGTCATCGACGGACCCAGTCTGAGCATCAGCAAGGGATGACAGCGCAGAACCTTTGTTGAAGACCGGATCACGCCATTCAAACTTGAAGCCACTATCGTGGATCGGGACCATGGTGCCGTCAAAGGTGTAGCTCTTGGCATCCAGCGCCGCACCAATCTGGCCTGACATGGAAGTATGAGCCCAACCACGACCGCCAGTGCGAGCATACTCGTACACAGACTCTTCCAGACGCACAGAGCGAGACAGCGGCATCAGGTCGTTCAGCAAAGTGAACTCAGTGTTCGGCTCAAACTGTTTCAGTACAGTCTGGTCATATGCCTTGTACAGTCGGCGAATGTCATCGACAGCGTTAACTGCGTTTAGCTCAGGAGTGTCTTCAGCATCACCGCGCCATTTTGTGCGGGCAATAAAATCCGCTGCCGCCTGAGCTCCAGCATTACGCGCTGAAACAAGCTTTTTAAACTGAGAGGAATTGACCTCCAGATTGCCAGTTTCAGTCGCTTTTTTAGTGGAAAATACAAACATTCAGGTGCTCCTTATTTAATGACAACGCGCAGGAGCTGGCCTGCTGTCGAAATGGTGTATGAGCGGTCTTCTTCGACGTAGCAGCGGACCGATTCATCTGTGCCGACTGCTTTAACACGACCGTTGGCGATCGATAGAGGCTGGCCTTTGGTGTAAGTGCCTGCAGCAGCAGGAACGTTGAAGAAAACGCCAGGGGTTGGGTGGAAACCGACAACCCAGTCACCAGCCTTGATGACGTCGTCTACGGTTTTACAACGCAGATAGTCATAGTTGGCGACGTACAGGATCGCGGCTTCATTGCCGTCCACAGATGCGGTGAATTTCTTCGTAGTGTTATCGAAGAAACCAATCGTGCCTGGAGGTGTATCTGCCGCAGCCGCGCCTTCACGATGAAGCTGTGGATTGGCAAAAATGCCACCGGCGTGAATTACGTGTTTTCCATCTTTAGCCATTTTTTACTCCGGCATTTCGCTGACTGATTCATTGGAATTGACCTGGCGGAATACACCATTCAGGCCGGTTGAGGTCTGACATTGAGCAAACAGCTCTTTCAGCGGTTCGCCGTCCAGAGCGTTAACTGCCAGATCGGTCATGCCGAATTTGGCTTTTACCGCAGCGCGCTGTTCGGTCTTTTCTTTGTCAGAATTTGCATTCAAGCTGTTCACGACAGTATCGACTCGCTCGGTGAGTAACTTCGCCCAGGCAGGCATGTCGTCACTGTTGGTTGCGGTTTCTTTAGCCTTCTTGTCGTCAGCCTCTTTCTTCTCGCGAGCGGCCTTCTCTTCCGGCGTTTCTTTTGGTGCTGCCTTTTCGGCGGCCATCTGGTTGTATGCGTCCATCAGCTCAGCATCGGACTTGCCATCAGTCGGCTTACCAGCGGCTTTCAGCGCATTGATAATCAGTTCTTTCATCGGATCGTTCTCTCCGTTGGTTTTAATCTCGTACTCAGTGGGTTTGCGCACGACTTCTACAGGTTCGCCGACGAATACGGCCTTGCCGTCATCATCGATGAGGTACTTCTGCTTCAGGTATTTGGTGTCATTGCGGTAGATGAAGCTGTCCGGCCACACCGTTTCGGGCCAAAGCCACTTATCCTCGGCGTCACCCTCGCGCAGCTTGTCGCTGATTGCGCGCTGGATGTCGTCGAATGAGAAATTGGAGGCATTGGTGAAGAAGAATTTGGTCTTGTTAAGCATCCCTTCCCGGGTGCAGTCAGAAGCGTCGGCAAGGTTCGCCACCTCGATCTCTTGCTCGTCACCTTCGGCATTTACGAAGATGCCAACACCTTCGCTCGGCGTTCCTGCTCCTGGCTCATCAAGCAGCACCGCCACATGGTCAAACATCATGTTGGTGGCGATCTCGTTGTACTTTTTGCCCTTTGACTCGCCGTTCGCCGCGATACCGGAATAAAGCAGGCCGGTAGAGATATGGATCGGGTCCGAGTTGGTACCGGCCAGCATCTCATCCAGGCGGTTAATCAGTCGTGTGCCCTTCTCGCTCGACTCGGCGTACTGGCGATTGACGTACATGTCACCAGTCACTTTTCCGTCTTTGTGGCTGACGTTCTGCAGCCAGGCCCCGACGTGGTACTCATTCACAGCCTGAACATCGCGCGCCGAAACGTGCTTGCCATCCACTTTCGGGTGGCCCAGCGGCATCGGATTACGCTCGAGTGTGTTGTAGGCCTTTTCGATTTCAGCTGCCGGGTACAACTTCCGGTTCATCACGATATCGTCCACGACAGGCGTAATGCCGCGAACCACGATATGTGGCTTGCCGTTGACGGTTTCAGTTGTGATGTTTGAAGCGGAGTTGACGACGGTCAGCACGTTAACGCGGTTGCGTTTCATGCTGGGTCCTTAGGAAAGGTGTAATAGTGTATTGATTTGAGATATGGAAATTAAGAATTCCAAATCTAGGCAAACCAAATTATTTCAGTGGTTTTTTCTGGGTTACTTTTTTATAAAGTTAATACTCATTCAAATTATGTAAATCAAAATGAAAAAAATCTTTGTTGCGACTCTGCTCACTTTAATTTCGTTTCAGTCAACTGCTGATTTTTACGATGGCAATGAACTTAGTGACTGGAATAACGCGAGAAAACGCGTTCTAAACAACTCATCCGATGCTGGCGATCTTATGAGAGCTGGCATGTTTAGGGGCTTTGTCACTGGGACATTCAACGCTTATCAGAATGTTGCCGTCTGTATTAATGGGAGAGCTACAGTTGGTCAAATAGAAGATGTTGCTGGGCTCTATCTTGATAACCACCCAGAGTTAAGAACAAAAAATGCTACAGTATTAGTGGCTGATGCACTTTCAACGGCTTTCCCATGTAAGAAATGACTAGGCCGCCCTCTTAACTGGTTCCCAATTTTTGCGCTCTTTCGCCAACTTATCCGTCAGCCCCTCATTGAAAATGCTGCCGTCGTCGTTGAGCAGCGCCGGAATCTGGCTGCAGTAGCAGTTGTACCGGTTGCCGTTCTCGGCGTAAAAGTCCCGCACCCCTTCGGTGGTGAAGACCTTGCCGTGACGGCTGGCGTGCCAGACTCGCGTCGTCGGCTTGAGTGCTGATATCCACAGCAGCCCGGTATTCAGCCCCAACCGGTCAGCTGCCCAGTCAGTTTCATTCCATTGTGCCTGCCGCAGCGCGCCGACCTGCTCCGTCTGGGCGATGGTCTTCGCCTTCGACATTGACACATCCAGGCGCTTGCTGATGACGCTGGCCGTCTCTCGAGGATTCACACCGCGCGCCACCGCATCAGTAATGACGCTCGTCAGGTCTTTTCTGGCAGTGTCGCTGATGTCCTTCCATTCGTTGAACGTCGTCAGCCTGGCGACCGCAATCTGATTAAGGTGACCGGGGCTGGTTAATAGCTGCTGTAGAGTCGTCTGGCTGGCGTAGATCTGCGACTGCTGAGACAGGTTATTGAACGCCTCAAGCGTCCCGCGATTGGCTTCTGCGGCTACGTAATCCATCGCCCACAGGTTTTGCTCACCCCCATCAAGCAAGTAGTCATCGAGGATGCTCTGCACTGACTCGAGTAGCGCTGCCATTTCCTGCGCCGAAATGTCGTAGATGAACTTTCCACCATTGACCTGATAAAGCGTAGGCTCATCGCCGTTAGCGTCGCACAGGAAGTGCCAGTTATGGCTGTTAACCTCATGCTCTCGCCCGGTCAGTCGCTGGTCGAACAGAGCTTTCAGCGCGCGCTTGATGCCGAGATATCGGTCCTCGATATCCCTGAACATCGCTGAGACCGGCTTTGATGAACGAGTCGGGTCAACCTTGCTGCGCGGAACGATCGGCAGACCCACCTTTGCCGTCTGTTCCATCGTCAGGGGCCAGTGGATCATCAGTTGTCACCTTATCGTCCGGGTTCGGCGGTTCTTTCGGTTCGGGTAGTGGCTCAAGGCCAATCATTTCGCGCAGTTCGTTGATAGTCACTGGCGGTTCGCCGCCATACATGCCCGTTGTTTTCTGGACCACATCAGCCAGTTTGGACATGTTCTCGATTTTCTCCTTCTCCCCCGGCGCCAGAAGGTCAGTCCACGCAATGGTGACTTCACCGTTTGTCGGCGGATCGATGATGCCGAGTGTCCAGAATCGTTCGAGTAATGCGGTGATGCGGTCGGTAAGGAACGTATTGCGGCGCGTATTGCGACGGATGGCCCAATCTGTCTTATCCTCGTCGCTCGCCAGGCGCCCGGTCTGCTGACCGAACAGGATGGTGAACGGGATTTGTACAGATGCGGCCAGTTCGTTCGCTGTGACCTCCCAAGTTGGCCCCGGGTCGCCAGGTGTGACACTGAGCACATGCATTTGCCCGGCCTGCATCACAGCTGCTGCATCGGTGCCGCTGTTCAACTTGTTGACCTTGTCGCCCATAGCCTCGCCGAGGTCTTTATACCCCGCGCTTTTAGCTTGACTGGCCAGCGTGTTCATGTCGGTTTCTTTGCTGAACTCAACCGCAATCTGGCGGCTGGCGTTCTTCAGGAAACCTTCAGCGCCACCGCCGGAAATCTTCTCGATGTCCAGCAGCTTGTTATAACCGGCCTCCAACAGAGGGATGCCAGACAGCGTGTTGTCGTCCTCCGATCCTTCACAGAAGAGAATAACGCGGCTCGGATGCACCGGTTCACCGCGTGTCGGCCCGACAAAAATTTCATCGCCAATCGGCTGCTCATTGAAGTTGAACATCAGCGGCTGGCCGAAGGTTGGCGACAAACGGTCGTTATCCCATTCAGCAACCGTGAGCTGCGGCTCCCATGCGGGGATCAGCTTGACCAGCGCGTCCTCGCCGAGCTGGCTCACCAGGGTTATGTCTACTTCCTGATTCCAGCTCCTGTTATCTTTCAATTGCAGTAGTAAAGCTGAATACCGGCCAACCATATTGCGTCGATCGACATCTTTAACCTTTGACCACCACTTCTTCATGAAGCGAGTGATGTCTTTTTCCCAGGCGTTGGTCTTCTTCGCCTCTTGCGCCTCGTTACCGTCAATAATGACCGGATAGTCTTGCCAGCAACCATCCAGCAGCCGGTGAACAACTGCGAACCCGGCGGCGTTGCGGCGGTACATATTGTAGAAGTCACCGAAAGCGACTGACCGCGGGTATCCGAACTCCTGATAAAGCGTCGGCCGCTTCGTATTCCCCGACAATCCGAGGTTGCCCTGCAAGTAGTTAGTTCGCCTCATTTCAGTGGCGAGGCTATTCACAGCCAGTTCAAGGCTGTTATTTGGTTCGCTCACTGGCGACGCTCCTTAGAAGAATACTGTACCGACTTGCTTACGGTTATTCTTCGCTACTGCAAAGTAACGGAAGCCGTCAGAGCCGTGTGATGTGTAGTCGTGAAGCGGTTTGTCTTTCCAGCAGCCGCGCTTGTCGTCCCACTCCTTGCGGTACCCTTCGAGATGAGAGATCCCCTCAGAGCATTTCTCTTCGTCGAAGACGCAGGACGAGAGTATTTCGCGCACCGACTCAATGCCGGTATCGATCCCTACTTTCGGCACGACCTGGAATGTCATGGAGTATGTCTGTCCATCGATTTCGTAACCTTCCCGGGCGAGTTCCCGGCGCGATTTGGCGTCAGACCCGAATTCACGGTTATCGATGTCGTGTGGTCCCCAGTGTTCGCCGTATTCATAACCACGGTCTTTCAGCACCTTCATGTAGTGACGGAGACCTTCGCCTGAGTTTTCGTAGTAGTCGATGACGGCCCACTTCGCGAACGAACCAGATGGCCGTGGAGTCGCCCACACCGATATCCCAGAACGTGTGAACCGGGAGGTGTGAGTTATCCGGGATTTGGCCGATCCGCTTGTTGGTGTAGAGCCAGCGGAATTGTTTGGCGTAATACGCACCTTCGACCGACTGCTGGAATGCCTCGGCCGGAATGGTCGGGTATTCGCGCTTCATGTCATCGCCGAGCGTTTTCTCTTTGGCGTAGTACCAGGCTTTCTGGCGGTCGTTGACGACGACCCCGTGCTTCGCCTCCATCTCAGCGAAGTATTCAAGCAGGCGCACCGGCAGAGATTCAACCGGGTCGATTGCGTACTGCGGGTTCTTCCACCATGAGAAGAAGAAAAACTTCCAGTCCAGTGGTGACAGCGGCTTGCCCTGCAGCTGAGATTTCTCAGCTGTCTGGCAATAATCGAAGAAGTAACCGGCCCGGCCTTCTGCTGTGCTTTCAATCGTCGCGAAGCAACCGGTCGATACAGCCTCAAACGCACCTGTGACAATCTCACGAGCCTTGTCAGGATACTTGGCGCATATCTTCCCGAACTCTGAAACGTGCAGGTGACGCAGCGTGCCGCCACGAAATGACGTACTGACGTAGAGTGAGCCGCCCTTCTTGAATACCAGCTCACCAGCAGAGTCATTACTCGCCGGGTTGGCAGCTTTGATTTCGTCCGGAAGATTGTCGTATGAGTACTTCACCTTTTCGCGGAACAGGCGCTTAGCGTCGTTCAACGTGTGGGCTATCAATGCGCACTTGGCCGACTCGAACAGCGCTGCATCCAGCTGAATGATGCACACCTCTGTCGTGAAACCGAGCTGGCGAGCCTTCAGAATAATGTTGCGGGTGTGGATCCCCTCGAAGTATTCGCGTTGCTCAGGGGTCATCCTGAACCGGGTCGGTTTGCCTTCTTTGTCGGTAATCCAGTAGAGATTGTTCAGCCGCCAGTCTTTATCCGACAGCAACTTGAGGTGCTCAGGTTTCATTACGCCCCCTGAGACAAGGAATCCATCAGGTCAGAAAGTTTCTTAACCGAAGTGTCGCCTTCCGGTCCGTCGATATCGTACGCCTGTCGCTCCAGGCCGATAAGGTTCTTCAGTGCTTCGCTCAGAGCCTTAACCGATTTGACGCGCTCCGGCATGCTGATCACCTTCTGATAAATCTCGTTTAGACGGTCCTGGCCTTTATCGTCCGGGTTGAACATCAGCTCACCCAGTTTCTCCAGCGCGGCCACGTCGGCGCATTCAGCACCAAGTTCATCGAACAATGCATTGGTTATCTGCCGGGCTCGCTTAATGTCGCCGCGATGCTCCATTCGAACATTCGCGATAACCTCCGCGGTAGCCTCAATGAGTACGCGTTCGTTCAAAGTGACTTCACTGCGTACCTGTTTGCGTACCTCAGCTTTGCGTACTAGATCGTCTGCGCGTTCTTTTACCTTTCCATTCAGGTCACGCGACCAGTCGTCTCGCTTAGCACGCTTACGGATAGCACCTTCACTGATACCGTGTTGTGCTGCTATTTCACGGAGGGACATCACTCCGGCCCGGTATGCCGTCTCGATGGCCTCCCAGTCGGGTGATTTCACTGGTGATCCTTTGTTTAAGTTTATTAAAAATTTGCCGTTAATAATCTTACAAATGTCGATTACGAGGAGAGCGTTAAATGGAATGGTTACTTACGGTGCTAATTATATTGCTTGTTGTGTTTATTCTATGGGCTTCATTAACCCACGGTATATCAGGAAGATTTATCTATGTTGATAAAAGAAAAAAAGATGTAACTCTTCATATGGCTATCTTTGGTACGCCAAGGAATAAAAAAGATGTACACAAACTCAACACATCTTTTGTTAACACACTGAAAAAGTTGAAGAAATATGGTCGTACCAGCGTATCACTGGAGAGTCATCTAATCGATTCAAAGAGACTAGCTATGCTACATCGTCTAGCTCTACGTGACGGCTACTCTATCGTCAATGTACGTCACTTTCCTACGCCAAGATGGCAGAGGTTTTTTATCCCTGTTTCAATAGCTTTGTTACGATTTAAGATCGTTAAAGTGAATCCACAGTCTTGCTCTTTAACCATCATTTTGTAATGTTAACAATCGAGCAAAAGGCACTGCCGCATATGTGGCATTCAAATCGATGAGGTACTCGCGACGGAACATTTCATGTTTGTCGGTGAGCGCCATGTTTACCCTCTGGAGGTTTTATGCAAATTGATGGAATTAAAGACGCAGCCTTTAACGCTGCCATTCAATACCCTGGCAGCGATTTCTTTGTCACCAATGGTTTAAAAGGTGATAGCCCTGTAGATGGGGATGGCTATCTTGTGATGGTGAATGATGAAGGCGACCGTATTGCTTTTCGCTCCCCAGGGGCGGACTGGGTATTCGATTCAAAACCCGTACTTGATTACAACAAGCAAATCCCAAATTACACAAATGCAATCAAGCTGCCGATGATATCTATAGAAAACGAATAGAATTGTTGATGGTATCAGTAATATCGGGGATTAATCCGTCATTAACTCTTCCACTACCGGCACAAAGTGGAATTGCTCCACTCTCTCTGGCTTGAAGTATCGCCAATCGCCATTGTCCTGAGCTAACGCTACGAAGCCGTTAACCAGTTCAGGCTGGCGGCGGGTCATCTTGCCGGTGAATGTTTCGTTGGATGTGGTGGTGATAGTGATTTGGTAGATGTCAGGCATGTTTTCACCTTTCTGAGGCCATTAAAAAAGCCACTCGAAAGTGGCCTTTGTGATGGCATTAAAAACTGCCCGGAGGCGGCTCTGTAGCTTAATATTGAATGCACGTGCAATAGTTTCCTGCACTACTGGCTTGTACCTGACAGGCTTTGCAATCTTTAGGTGTTATACAAAATCCGTAGCTAGTGATACCGCAGACATCCAGCAAGCCGTTTTCCAGGTCATGACTTACTTGGCCTTCAGTTTTGTCATTTAACTGTGCATATAACGAAATAAATTCTTCTTTTGCTAAAGGCTCAAGATAATTCTTCTCATTAATACGGCTTTTTTTAAACCCCCACTTAAAAACAACTACCGCACTATCACCTGATTTTTCCACATCATCCAAATAACCATCATCATAGTTTTCACCACAACACATATCCTCACCTCTCATTATGAACTATGCCTTCACAATGAAGTATTCATTACTGAAGAACTTCTGCCATCACAATAAAGTATTAACTAAGTAGTACATTTAATTTTAGTATTGCAAACACTGTGTGTGGATGTATTCCTGCAACACTCTCAGGGCTGATTGGTCGCTGATGATTCCGGACCGGATACCGAGAATGTTTCGTCCAGCAACTGGAGAGAGTTCGATGGTGGCATCATTGCCCAGGCTGGAGGCGCTGGCGGTTTCGGTTGAGGCTGGCACTGGACACTTGCCTTTGACGAGCACCCGGCCACCATTATCAAGCTTGCGCTGAAGAGCATCATTCTCAGCTTTGGCATCTGCCAGCTCCTTTGTGTATTTGGCATCCAGTGCAGCCACATCACGCTGACGGGTCTGCATGTCGGTGATTGTGTCGTTGGCCAGATTCAGCGCCTGGGTTTTATCATCACGCTGCTTTTTGTATTCGATGGCGTTGTCGCGGTAGTGGTTTGCAGACCATGCCAGGCCGCTAATTACAACGAGCACCACGATTGGCAGCCAGAACTTTTTCAGTAGCGCAACGATGGCTTCGGTCATGACGTCGACTCATTAACTTTCCCGCCCGCCTCTTTGAACTTGGCGATGAGGTTGTCGGCCTTGTGCTCGAACTGGCCATAACCAGCCCCTGGAAGCGATGCCCAAATATTGCTGCAACGGTCGATAGCCTGCCGGATGTCGCCTTTATCGATAAGAGGCAGCGCGCCACGCTCTTTAATCTGCTGCAATGCAACGGCATCCTGGCTGGCAGGAGAGAAATCTTTCAGGCCGAGTTGCTTGCGGTATGCGTCCCACCATTTGGACAGCAGCTGGTAACGACCGGCGGCAGTGGATTTCAGTTTCGGGTTCAGCGTAACCAGCTTGCGTGGGTGATCGGAGTAGTCAGTAAAACGTGACCCACCGACGATGACGTCGTAACCGTGGTTTTTCGTTGGTTGCCCAGGTTTGTCTGTGCCTTCTGACCAGGCCAGCATATCGAGGAACGCTTTACGCTGTGGGTTCATTGCCTGCATCACCTACTCCGTTATGACGACACGCGCCAGATTTCCGCGCGCCATCCAGATTGCTGCACACATTACTGAATTCAGCACCAGTTCCGCTGGATCAACCTGGACGTACTGTCCCATGATGATTCGAAACGCAGTGCCGCCCGCAGCCAGAATCAGCAGATAAGCAATGAACGCCACACCGAAGCGGCTCCGCTTGCCAGCCTTGCTGAAGAACATCAGCCGCATGACAATCAGGAGACAAACAATAGCGTTTGCATCCATCATGAAAACTTGCCATGTCATTTGTCTTCCTCCCCCAGTCCCGGCATCTTCCCGTCTTTCGACCGACGAAGAATACGCAGCAGGACTGCCACGGAAATGGAAGCAGAGACTATCGCCCCGACAGTTGGGGACACTTCAATGCTGGTCGGCGGCTTCATCATGCTCAGTGGGGTATTGATAATCCCAGCCATGATTTTCGCCATCGGTACCGAGAACGTCACACCGCCAATAAACGAGATGACAGCAAAGATGGTCTGCTTCCAGAGTTGATGGGGATCTGAGGTCAACACATAAAGCGCTGTACCGGCCAACGACCCGAGCATTACTGCAGGAGTTGCCTCCGGGAACAGCGCGGCGAAGGTTACGCCGACCGCAGCCGATGTAACCCCGCCAGCAATAGTGATTGGCTCAGACATAAGCATTCCGTGTATAGAGAGAAAGTGCCGCCGGGTGATTTAACGACAAAGCACAGAGGGATGGTCCCGACGGCACAAATAAAAAAGCTCACCATGTGGCGAGCAATATGAGGGTATGGCATTGAGCCGAATGGCTCTTGTAATCGGCTCATTATTTATCGATACGTGAGCCGAATGTCCCGGGTAGCGGGTCTGGTTCGCCTGGCTTTCTAGCGAAACTGCTTCAAATTATTTTTTACATGAGAGTTACTTGCGCGCATTTTTTGCATGTTTTCAAGGCGGGTCATCAACCTAAGATTTCCCAAAGAGTTATTCCCTTTGTTCTCATCAACGTGATCAATCTCATAACCTTCTGGTATCGCCCCGTTGAAAGCCTCCCATACCAAGCGGTGCACATAACACCTCCTGGAAACGTTGTTGTTTGTTACTGAAATCTGGTAATAGCCAGCCTTACCATTTGAAATCGGCACCAGCATTTTGGCTGGTATTGTCCTTGAATAACTACCGAGAGTGGAACGCTGCACAAACGTTCTTTCTTCTCTCGTAATGGTTCCATCCTCCGAAACCAACAACCAAGCGCCATTGAACTCAATTCTTTTCATAAGTATTTTTCGCGTAGTAAAAAGCCCCGCACGATGGCGAGGCTTTTAATTCTTTGTCGACCTGTAAAGCTATGGCGACGATATCAGATTTACATGAAATATATGCGTATCAATCCAGTTTTGCAAGACTTGCATCCAAATTTGTCGCCTTTTGTTGTGAACGTGATCGCGTTACTTGCATTAACGCCCCGCTGTCCAGGCTCACGAATATGCGCTTCATTTCCACCCAGCGATCGGTGAACGTCTCAGACCAATTCTTCGGTGTCACGCCAACCAACTCAGCCAACTTCTGGTATTCGTATGTATCTCGCCCGGCCAGATCGGCCTTTACATCCTGAGCGGCCAGCCAAATGAGCTGCCGAAGCCGTTCCATAGTCTTCCCGGCAACCTTGCGCGCGCCTAAGTGCTCTTTGAATTCGACCCATGCCCATTGTGTTATCACGACCTGGTATTCGAAGCGTATATTCTCGCTGTAGCTCCAGAGCAGCCACGCCTTTTGGTGCTCATCGAGAGACAGTACCGCCCGCCGCCATGAGGCAGTGCCAAACTCTACCGGCTGAACCAGTGCGATTGACGAACCTTTGGCGCGTGATTGCCGTCCGGGAATGGCAGGCCCGCCCGGATTGACCATGCGGCCGGTTGCCGGGTCAACAATCTTCTTGCGGCCCCGGCTGCGTGCCGTCGCGGTGAATTGCGCGTTCTCAGCGAAAGCGACCAGTTGCCCTTTCGTCGCCCCACTCAAATCGGCAGTCGCAATAATCAGCTGCTGGCGTATAAATTCCAGGTGTTGAGTGTTCATGCTGATGCTCCTGCTCTCTGATAAATACGAATGAGGTTCTTTAGGATCCGGTAGTCAATGAGTACGGAGCCCGGACGGCGATAAATGCGAAGGCTTTGCCAGCGCCGGCGGAGTGATTTGATTATCTCTGGATAGCTCGGTGATGGTCAGTTCAAGCCTGCCACCTTTGACGATCGGCATTCTCTTGACGCTGTAGTAATCGACTTGCTGGTCATCGAGCCAGAACCCGGATTTTGTCAGAGCGTCGAAAACGGCCTTTTGCAGGTTGTCCAGGTCTCGGCGGCGGCGATCCGGCATGTGGCACTCGATGCTAATCTTCACAGGCACCGTGATGCCGATATCCAGCATGGCTTCTTTGATGAGCTGTGCGACGGCGGTCCTATAGGCCTGCCCTTCGGTGCTGATGTGTGTTCGCCCGCGATTATGCCGGTAGTAGCGGTTGTTGCTTGGCGGGTAAGGCAAGGTCAGACGATAAGTTTTCACTTTGATGCCTCCAGCAAATCCCTGATAGTCCTTGCCCCCTCTCTCGCTGCTGCTGCTTGTTCTTCGGTATCGTATGTTCCAAGCCACACACGCTTATCCTTAATTCTGATGCGAGCAGACCATTTACCCGAATGGTGCAGCTCAACGCCGATATACTCAGACACACTGCCTCGTTTTTTCCTTAGATGCCGGTTTTGAGTGTGGATATCTGCCCAGCGGCAATTGCCTGGCTCGTAATCTTTATCCGGGTCAATCCGATCAAGCGTTGCACCTTCAGGCCGTTCCCCCATGTCTTTGCAGAACTCTGCAATGTCATGCCAGCGCTGGCAAACGGCAATCCCACGACCTCCGTAGATTTCGTATTTATTAGTCTTTGGGTTGTAGCAACGCTGCATCATTGAATACCAAGATGAATATTCTCGAGTGTGGCTAAGTCCATGTCTTTTTTGTGGTGCATTCTCCATTCTCTCTCGCCATAGGCATCCACAAGACTTGGTCTTGCCACTCTTTACGTTGCCAAAATTTATTTCTTTTTCAGTGCCGCAATCGCACCTGAAAAGCGCCTTCTTGCTCTTGCTGTCCTGGCCAGGAAGATGCTTAATCAAAGTTAAGCGCCCGTATTTTTCGTTATTTGTGGTCGTTAACATTTCACCTTCCCTTCTTTCAACCAGATAACCTGTGTACGCGCCATACCTTCCAGAGCGCATTCCCTTGCATATTCCGCATCGACCACGTGAGTGCGCCGGTCCATTTCGTCGTGACAGCTTGAGCACGCGATGGTGGCGATTAGGTCAGGTGGTTTGATGCCGGTGCCGCACAGACCAGCCAGGCGAATATGGGCCAGCACAGATGTCTCATTGTTTCCATTGCACACGCCGGGAATCCGCACCTGACACTCACGACCAAGCGCTGCTTTACGTAAATCAGACACGATTCCTCCTTGCTGCCAGGCGCAGCCACTTCTGATCTACCAGGTTCGCGGTGTAGTCTTTAAGGGTTGGGATTTCTGACGGCTTCAGTACCGGCTTACGCTCACGGCGCGCGGATACGTTGAAGATGTGATTGTTGCAGACTCGAGCGAGAGGATTACCCACGGGCACCCCCAAAGCGAGAAGCCCATTCCATAGCCAGGCGCGATTCATCACCCCAGTGGACATTGCGCTCTGCGCCAAATGCGTGAATCAGCTCTATGAGGTCGCGCATCTGCCCTACTGTCATTTTGCTGGTCGACTGCCCGAGAACGACAAAGCCATCCCCGGCCAGGTTAGGAACGACATCCTGCTTGACCAGCGCGGCGGTAAAGATGTGCTTCCAGGATTCAGAGGAAAGTTTCCGACCATGCCATTCAACCTGATGGCTGACGTCGCTCAGAATGGCCCAAAGCTTGGCGTTCTGGTCGATTGAGCGGGTCATCTCTTTTATCTCGATAACGACCGGGCGTTTCTCGTCGAGCTGCAGTTGGTTAATCGCGTTGATGGCATTGGCGCGAATGTTGGGATTGCGAAGGAGGTATTGCTGTTTCATACGGCCTCCTTAACGGAAACCGCAGAATGCAGGAAATCGCAGGTGCATTTCTGCATCTGTGACTGGTGGGTATGTGTTCTGAATGTCTGTTGCACTTTGAGTCCCCTCAAAGCGCAGAAGTCACCGGAGTTGTTCAGGCTCCGATGACATGATTATGGAGGGTTGGCAAAAGAAAATCAAAAATATCCAACAAACGCCTTAAGTAAATTTACGCATTCATTCAAGAGTCCTTAGCTCGTGAACAATCTTTTTTGCGAGCTGTCATACATACAAGCTGACGATGGTAGATGTAGCACATAGCTCATTGATGTTCCCGTCCTTTCCCTTTAGTATAAATAAGATTTTTCCCATATCATAAAGGTGACTTAAGTGAAGTATTTCTCTACAGGCTTCAATGTGGCTGATGAAATTACAATGAATGAGATATTTAATGAATGTTTTTCATGGGTACAGGAATCACCACATACAACATTCATTCCTGCTCAATTGACATGTAAACTAACCGGTGATGATGTTTCAATTGAATCTAAAAATGAAAGAATCGATATTATAAATCATCACAACGATTCAACTGAAAATATTTTAGGGTGTTTTAGATACTCAAAAATATCAGAGCCACACAAATGGATAACAGACATTTCGGTAAGTAAAAATTCGATATCAAACAAAACATGGATACAAGTAGAATCAGCTGTTATTAGTCAAGAGGCAGCCTATCTTTCCTCACAACCGAAAAAACCGCTAATAGTAATGAAACTAATAGATAGATTTTCCGGTGGAACAGATGATAGGTTGAAAATATCCATTGAACCATACTTACTTAGTAGCTCTGATGATGATTTCATACTAGCTGAAAAAGTCATAAATGGAGAGACTGAAAATCGCCTTCCCGTAATTTATATTAGTTCTAAGTTTTTTTACCACTCGCATCCGCACAATGTAATTCCAGAGCGTTTGGCACGAAAAGTTAGTGGCTTAGCCCATGTGCTTGTAGAGCCAGAAAATAAATCATTTTCAAATCAACTTAAAAACTCTACAAATTCAAAGAATGCTTATGGTGGTGCAATTGGAATTTATTGGCCAAAAGGACAAAGCATAAGTTATTATCGTCGTGAAGATAAATCAGCAAAAGATTTTGAGACGCAAATATTTGACGATGTTCTGAAAGCAACTACCACGATGGCCCCCGTTTCCGACTGCGGCTGGTCTGAGATCCAAAACCAAAAAACTAGAGACTCAATAAGCACATTAAAAAAACGTGGCGAATACACTCAAGAGCTAGTAAAGCTATATGAAGAAGATAATTCCAACCAAACAGAATTAATTGAAGACCTAAAATATAAAATTTATGGTTTAGAAACTAGAATTAGAATTCTTCAATCACAAGCACCAACCCAAGGCAGCATATCTTTAAACGTAGGCGATGAAATAGAGTTTTTCAATGGAGAAATAAAAAACATTATTATTGAAGCATTAGGTTCGGCCTTGATTAACAAACATCAAGGAGGTCGAAGCCACCATATACTTTCATCTCTTGTTTCGAATAACGAGCTTAGCAATGATACTGCTGAACGGCAACAGATTTTAAAACGAACATTGACCGGATATAGAAGCATGGATGCCAAGACCTTAAGGCAATTGAAAGAGCTAGGGTTCGATGCCAGTGAAGATGGTAAACATTGGAAAATCATATACAATGAAGATCCACGGTACACTTATATTCTCCCCAAAACTGGCAGTGATCATCGTGGCTCCCTTAATGCGATATCTGACATAAGCAATATCATATTCTAACCTCCTCCCCCCTGACAATTAATTATCAGGGGGGGCGCTCATACAAACTCTAGGAATATCCCATGCGTTGATAATTGTTTTTCTATATTCCTTTTAGTAACATTAATTCCAACAAGAAGTGCCTTGTACATTTCCCCTTTGAAAATTTGCTGTTCAGATTTGGATGGTTTAGTTAACGTTATCTGAATTTTTCTATTCTTAGTCCTTCTGAGTTCAATATTTTCCTTTAAAACATGATCAAGTAGCGCGTAGATTTCAGCCAAAAGTTCGTGCCCAGCCTTTGATTCCAGTTTCGCTACGTTCGGGTACGCAGCTGTGATTTGTTCGATTGTCATGTTCACGCTTTCGGCTCCAGTGGCTTAATGCTGTCGAGAATGAGGCGGCGCTTAGTCATCGGCGACCCGATGCGGCGGCCAGTGAATTTGTCATACGTCTCGCGCTGGCCGACGCACCAGGTGGTTGCCGTTTCGCGAAGCTGAACCCGCTTCTCACCGTCTTTGGTGATGACTGTGCCGGTATGAGTTTTGGCTTTCATGTCAGTGCGTCCCGTTGTCATTGAGGCGATTACGTTTCGCCAGAAGGAGTTGAATTGGTGTCGGACCTTGCGGTGCGGTCGGTGCTGCCAGCGCGCGGCGAACTGGCGGAATGGGTTTACCGTCGATAACACGCTTTTCCCACATGGCCAGCAGAGCACCGGCTTCCCGTACGAGTTCTTTTTCGCTCAGTTGCCCGTCGGTGCCGCGGTGACGAAGTTCAAGGCAGATGTGATAGGCCACCGGCTGAGACCAGGGGAATTGCTCACTGGTGTCGTAGCGGAAAACATCCTTGCGCCACTGCCAGTATTCAGCCATGAGCCCTTCAACGGTCACGTTCAGTGCGCCAACACTTTCACGGCACCATGCAACGAACTGGCCCGGCGATGGCAGGAACGGACGCTCCTGGCGACGCGCTACACGCATACCAGCATTGACCTGCTCCATGGTCCTGATCCCATTCTCCTTGAAGGCCAACAGCCACTGGCGACGGAATTCGTTGTACTCGTCCTGGCTTTTGAAGTTCGCCATTGCTGCCGGGAACGTAGCGCGCAACTGGCTGAACAGCGTGTTGAAAACCTCGGCAGTCTGCTGCGCCGACACTGCTGCCGACTGTTCATGGATTTCCGGCAGGTCATGGGCCACCCGGCGGAAATTCTCTCGGTCATAGTTCTGAAGCTGTTCTGAAAGGTTTTTCATCAAATCACCCCATGAATCCAGTCGGTATTGTTCCAGTCGATATCAGGCTTTGCAGAGGTGCCACCGCCCTGCTGCTTGTTACGCTTGATCTCCAGGGTCGTCCATTTTTCACGAAGCGTTGCCGGGCAGAGCACATTGCCTGACCAGAAACTGTCCTGGCATGCCCATTTGAACAACACGCACATGTCGCGATGGTTACGACTGTCTCGTTCGCGCATCAGGCGAATATCGTTGGCCCAGGCTGCGAAGTTCGGTTTTCTGGCAGAAGGCGCGATTGTCTTCACCGTTTCGAACATCCACTCGGCGGCGGTAAGGTCTTCGGCAGAACCCCACTTGTTGCCGCTTTGGATCGCTGCATCCGGCCTGACAACGTGAGGGGGGATTTTTGATGAGTCAGAGGATTCGACAGAATTCTCTGGCGTAGAGGTTTTATTACTGTTCTTGTTCTTGTATTGGGTGTCTACCGTTTCCGGGAAGGTTATTCCCGTTTGCGGGAAGGATTTTCCCGTTTTCGGGAATTTTCTTCCCGTTTCCGGCTTGGTTAAAATCCAGGCTGAAAGGTCAGTATTCACACCGACGATTTTCATCATGCCCTGCTTCTGCGAGAAGATGATTTTGCGCACTGCCAGTGACTTCAGAGCGTCGGAAACATGGGTGTCACTCAGCCCGGTCAGCTCAGCAATCACCGTATTGGTCACGCGGTCCTGCTTTTTGTTCCAGCCGTAGGTAAGCCAGATCACCGCTTCAAAACACTGCCACTCACGGCCTGATAATCTCAGGCGAGGTTTAAGCTGCTGGATTTCGTTAGCGACCTTGGTATACCCGTTCGACAGGTCGGCCATACGACCTCCCGGTTTTTCGGTATGTGTGGGGAAATTGATAATTTCAGCAGTATTTGACATACTTACTCCCGTTACTTGGCGTAACACAGTGTGTTGATGGCCTTTGAAGTTACCGCTTCAAGGGCTTTCTCTTTTTTCAGGCTTCTCACATAGTCCCCAGCATGGTTGTCACCATCGTCATCAGCGGCCCTACCTGCTCCGGCATGAGCCTGAACAACGACGCTATACCCTCGCTTACCTCTTTCAGCTTCTGATGCTCTGGCGCGTCCAGAATGACCGCTTGCTTAGCTTCAGCGACTTCCTTCTCAGCTTCGGCCAGGCGTGCCAGCTTGCAGTCGGCACCGATCAAACGAGTTCGGTATTGCAGCGGCAAAACGGCGAGAATTGCCGGGGCCATCTGGCGAACGTTATCGCGGTACTGATCGGAGTCGAAGCGGTTATCCAGGAAGCGGAATAGCTTCTGACGGGCGCGGCTGTGGTCATCCGGAAACTCGATACCCTCCCCGCCTTGCTGGCGCCACTCTTCGACGATGTGGGCCGAGACAACATCCTGACCTGCGGATGCCGCCCAGGCACGAACCGCATCGCGAATGGCATCATGGCCAGCATCATTTTTGAGTTGATCTCGATTTATCATCGTTGCCGGAACGAATCCGGTATTGTGTTGAAACGCAAGTGATTGCATTGAAACTCCTTAATCGTCCTGCTTTTTGCTATGTGGGAATTCGCGATACTCGATCGCTTTTACCTCACCGGTAGGCAGTTTGTTGACATAAATCTGGCGCCCTACTCGGATGGCTTTGCTGATTGCCGTCTGGTGAACACCGATGGCAATTGCTGCTTTTGCCTGACCTACTTCGTCGACATATTCAGCAAGGGAAATTTTCATGTTGTGTTGCTCCGTGGCATGACTCAACCAAACAATACCATAAGTATTAAAATATACAATACCGACGGTATTTTTAATTTAATAGCTCAGGTATTACTATCTGAATATGGAAAAGAAAAAAGACATCACCCCAGCCCAGGCAGAAGACGCAAAGCGACTTAAGGCCATATACGAGGCGAAGAAGAAGCTGCTCGGCGTAACCCAGCAGTCGATTGCTGACGAACTGGACATTACGCAGGGCGCAGTTGGGCATTACTTGAATGGTCGTAACCCGCTAAATCTTCAGGTGGCGTCTGCATTCGCTCGCATGCTTCAGGTTACGGTAGAGGAATTCAGCCCAACACTGGCGAAGGACCTATCTACCATGGGAGTTTCTTCCGCTGCTGAGCCAAATGTCGCGTATACAGGGAAGTACGCTCCTGGTAGGAAGTTCCCAGTCATTAGTCAGGTTCAAGCCGGTGCGTGGTGCGAAGCTCTCGAGCCATATTCTCTAAAGGATGTTGATCTGTGGCTGGACTCAGACGCACATATTCAAGGCGATGCGTTCTGGCTGTTGGTCGACGGTGACTCGATGACCGCACCAGTTGGTCTGAGTATCCCTGAGGGAACGTTTGTGTTGTTTGATACCGGCCGTGAGCCGATTAACGGCAGTCTGGTGATTGCGAAGCTGTCCGATTCGAACGAAGCGACGTTCAAGAAGTTGATTATCGATGGTGGTCAAAAGTACCTGAAGGGCCTGAACCCGCAGTGGCCGCTTGTGCCGATCAACGGTAATTGCCGGATTATTGGCGTGGCAATTGAAACAAAGTTAAAACTAGTTTAAACAATAACTTATAACGCAGCACCGACATTAATATTGCGAACAAAATCTTGATGCATTTTGTGCCAAATGTCATTTGGCAAACTTGACATTGAACAGTTAACATATATATTAACTCACACGAGGTCACTGATGAGCAAGGATGAGTCGCCATACATATGTCCTGATACGATTGTTGGCTCATTGCTTCGAATTGTGCATTGTCTGAACGCAAGGGATAGCTTCACTCAAGCGTTAGAGAGCATTCCTGCCAACAAGCGAGATTCTACGAAAGCTCGAATGGATGCTATGGTTCAGCGACTGGCAAATGGAGGAAGACTATCAAAAGATTCTTTTCCTCCAGAGGGACCACTCCCAGGTCGGGCAGGAAAACCAGCAAAGCATTTTTATGCTTTCAAAAAAATTCCGATTCGAGCTTATGGATGGTATTCAGAAAGATATGAGAAGACTTTTTTTATAAGTCATTATATCTATAAGAATCAAGATAAGCTTGCATCAAAAGACACAACAAAAGTTCAAGGGAACTGGACACGTATAGAGGTAGATGGCGATGAGAAATGACAGCCTTTATCATACTGATTTGGAAACGAACTCTGATGAGCATAACAAAGTTTATGCAGCTGAAGAGCTTACATTTAATGTAACTGAAGACATTCTGATTCAAATGGAAGATAAGGATATTTCCAAATCGGAGCTTGCAGATAAGCTTGGGAAAACAAAATCTTATATTTCACAATTGCTTAGCGGCTCAAGAAATATGACTTTGAGAACACTTTCCGATATTTGCTTTGCTTTAAACATTAAACCAACTGTTACATTTGAAGATGAAGCGAGAACCGCTATTGAATCTAAGCCAATTTTAAAAAAAGAGGCATGCGGTTGGCAAGATGTTGTTAATGATTTTAATGGGTTCACTGACACTTTAATCCATGGGAATGGTACGCTCAATAAATCGAACGTAATTGTCAGAGTCCAAAAGGAATTCTGGAGAAAGGCTGCATAATGAAGGAGTTACTTAGGGTTGCGATTGAAAACCTAGCTATTTTTTCAGTGAACTTGAGAAACACCAAGGTTGAGATGAATGAGTCTTTCAACTCCCTTAATATTAACACAACCCAAAAAAAGAATCAGTCGTTTAGAAATGTTGTCAAAATCGAATTAATAGAAATGGTTCGAGAGGATGATCCCAATAACAAAAAACTTTTTTATTCATTTCTCTATGATGCTGGTGCTCGTTTGATTTCGCCTGAAAGTGCAGACGAAAGTAATGATGAGGATGCAATCCTTACAATAGAGGCTTGTTTTGAAGCAATATATGTTGCAAAAAAAGAGCTTACAGAAGAAGAGCTTGAAGCCTTTGGCAGTAACAATGTTGGTTACCATGTATGGCCATATTGGCGGGAATATCTTCAATCAACATGCTCACGCATTGGCGTTAACCCGATTAGAACACCTTTCTATGACATGAAGAAATCGGATATTCGCAAAGATTAACTATTTTTTACCCGGCTACCGTGCCGGGTTTTTCATGCCTATTAACGCCACCCTTCTGCATCCCTTTTTTCCTCCAGCTCTACTACCCTACCCACGTTTTTACGTTTCTTCATAATAACGATCAATTGACGATAACCATGGTGACTGGGCTCATAGAATTCCATGGGATATTTCTTCCCAGTTAAGTTTTCATATTCTTTTGCTTGCCTATCGTGCTTGGTCCTCAAGGCAGATAAAGCCAGTTCAGCCAATGCGATCTGTTGTTCGCAAAACTGAATTGCGCGCTCAAGGTGATTTCCAGACTCGCGAAGTTTGTAGTGCTCCTTGATTTTTTCTTGCAGCTTGAAGTGAAGATCCACAATCTGCTCTGAGCTTAGCCAACGGAGACCATCCACCCACTCCTTTCTATCCATCACATGTCCTCAATGATGTTTTTTCGAGCATACCACGCATAACAACTGAAAATAAAACCTCTTAACTTTCAGCGAATTAATACATTCCCGAGAACTAATAATACCGCCAGTATTGCTTTATATTAATACCGTCAGTATTGTTTACCCATCGCGACAACACAGCGATGCGGCAACCGAGCCGCGGCGGACAGTAAGTCGCCTGCTCATTAAAAATCAGTTTTGCACCCGAGGTTGAGCGAAGAGATTCGCATAACTCAGTTCCCTGGCTATCACCGGACCTTAAGGGGTCACGTCATACCTGGGCAGGCGGCGGACAACGTCGGGTGCACCAAAGCAGGAATGTTTTGGGGTGTGTATAGCTCAATTGGATAGAGCGCCCTCAGCAGAGGGAGTTGAGCACTAACCAATGTTCGCAACACAGGTTATCTCATCCGGCTGGCCAGACGGTATATGGGTTCAAACCCCATTGCACACCACCAAAGCATTTCTCACGCCCACCAGGGCAACACGCATATATAGCTAGCCGCTGCCACCCAACACCGACGCGGCAAAAAGAATCGGAGGGGTTATGTAACAGGTAGAAGATATAGCCGTAATCAACATGCAGGAAGCCGCCAATTGTGCGGCTTTTTTCATACCTCAGTCGCTTCACCGAGGCGGCTTAGTTATGACAACCGGCGGCCATCCACCGCCAGAGATTAAGCGCAGAAGTATTTCACGTTCAGCAGCCCAGCTTACGGGCCAGAGGTAATTATCATGTCAATCATGCACTACGGCACCCAAACAGTATGCCGTGCAGCAATTCAGCCCGGAATGCTTATCAAGCACCACGACAGCACATGGACGGCGTCGGCAAACGTCCGTGGCTGTCTCTATCTGCACCGCGGCTTTGAGCGCACCTACACCAAAGAGCTGCTTGTTGAGGTTTATCTCGACGGGCGCGGCGACGGCCTGAAGCACTAACCCCCTCCCCCATTCAACGACCAGGCAGCCTTAAAGGTGCCGGGATTCGCACAGCCAAAATGCAGGAGTAGTCATGAGCGAAGTAACGGATTTAACAGTCATCGAAATTAAACCGGATCAGGCGCCAGTGCTTTATACCCCGAACGGCCTGGAAGCTTTCCTTGAGCAAATTCGCCAGGCCGTCAACGAAGTCCCTGACCTTTCCACGAAGAAAGGCCGCGACCGCGTAGCCTCTCTGGCGGCGCAGGTATCACGTAGTAAGACGGCAATCGAGAAACCGGGCCGTGAGTACCTGAAGCGCCTGAAAGAAGCTGTGAAGCCCGCCGAAGTCGAAATTAAGCGTTTCGTTAATGCCTGTGACGAGCTGCGTGACGAAACACGGCGCCCTCTCACTGAATGGGAGGCAGAGCAGGAAAGAATTCGTGTGGAAGAAGAATTTAACGCCCTGCACGAAGAAGCTCTTGTGATGAACAGGATGTTCGATGATCAGCGTGCTACGCAGATAGAAGCAGATCACGAAATGGCCCTGCTGATGAACGATAAGTTCGACCGTGACCGCGAAGAACAGCGCCGCCTGGCAGAACAGGCTCAGCGCGAACGTGACGATCGGTTAAAGCAGGAAGCCGCAGAGCAGGCCAAGCGCGATGCAGAAGAAAAGCACAAAGCAGAGCTCGAAGCAACTGCGCGACGTGAAGCCGAAGCCAAAGCAGCAACTGAGCGTGCAGAACGGGAGCGTGTAGAAGCGGAGCAACGTGCGGAACGAGAAAAGCAGGAGGCCACCGCTCGTGCTGAACGTGAGAAGCAGGAAGCCCTCGAGGCTGAACGACGCAGCCAGGCTGAAGCAGAAGCTAAACGCCAGGCCGAAGCCAAGCGCATCGCTGATGAAGAGGCTCGCCGTGCTGCCGACGTTGAACATCGCCGCACTGTTAACCGCCGCGTCATCGCCGACCTGATTGCACAGGGTATCCCTGAAGAATTCGCGCAGAAAGCCATGCTGGCCATCGCTGGCGGCAAAGTGGCAGACGCGCACATCAAATACTGAGGTAACTATGAAAATTAAATGCGTATGCGACAACGTGCACGGCTATCTGAATAGCCAGCGCCAGCAGGTGGTTGAGCTCGAAGGGGTGATCCTTGATGGCACTGTAGACACCAGGGAAGTGCTTCCTCAACTGGATGGTGCCGTCGTTCTCGAATGGCTGGCTGAGCAAGGATACGTAATCACCCTGCAGGAGCAAGCGGCATGAGCGCGGCAGAGCGTTGGGATGATGATGCCTTCGTGCGGTTGATGAGCGACGTAATGGCCACCCCGCAGGAAGAAGATAGTGAACCGGTTAACCTGGCTGCCGAGCGCCACAACCCGGTGATCCCTTGGGGTGAATTCGCGGGTCATTTTAACTAAGCGAGATGATGATGAAATTCGAAAAAGCCATGAGAAAGAAAGCCAAGCTACGGCTGGCACTTACCGGGCCAAGTGGATCTGGAAAAACCTATAGCGCTCTGCTCGTTGCCAAAGGCATTGGCGGGAAACTGGCATTTATCGACACCGAAAAAGGGAGCGCATCGCTGTATTCAGATGTAGCCGACTTTGACGTGCTCGAACTGGATCCCCCCTTCTCTCCGGAGCGCTTCATTGAAGCCATAAAATCAGCGGAAGATGCCGGTTATGAGTCGCTGATTATCGACAGCATCACTCACGAATGGGGTGGCGTTGGCGGCTGCCTTGAACTTGTCGACACCATCGCCAAAGCGAAATTTCGCGGCAATAGCTGGTCGGCATGGAGTGAGATGAACCCGCGTCACCGGCTGTTTCTCGATGCCATTTTGCGCTCACCGATGCACATCATCGCGACTATGCGCAGCAAAACAGAAACAGCCCAGGTCGAAGAGAACGGGCGCAAGAAAGTCGCCAAGTTGGGTATGAAATCAGAGCAACGTGATGGCGTTGAATACGAGTTCACAACAGTGCTGGATATCGCCCATGAAACGCACCATGCAATAGCCAGTAAAGACCGCACCAAGCTGTTCTCAAACTCAGACCCCGAGATTCTCAGCGAAGACACCGGTAAGCGGCTGTTGAACTGGCTTGAGTCTGGCGTCAACCCGCATGAAGAAGCGTTGAAGCAGTTTGTCTCTGATGCAGAAAGCGCCGCGGGTATGGATGTGCTCAAGCCATTGTTTGAAGAAGCGTGGCGTACCCTCCGTGGCACTGAGTACCAGGCGAAAGCGAAAGATGTCTATGACATCAGAAAATCAGAGTTAGAGCAGCCACAATCGGCGGCGTAAGCCGCCAACCTCACACTGGACGGCCCCGCCGTTACCGCTATGAAACCAGAATCGATCCTGAACATTCTGCGCAAAGACGCGCGGAACAACATTACTGTTTTCCACCGTTCACAGACAGCGCGCGGGGCTCGAGCCCATACAGCCGGGATAACACTCAACTATCACGAACCCTATTACGAGGGGTGGGCGCCAGCTCTGGAGATGCAGGAGGTGTTCATTACCCCTGCAGCCCTGTCTCAGATTGAACAGCACCTGGCCGTGGAGCTTTGGGGTAACGGAACAATTGGCGGCCGTATTTACCGTTTGAAGGAGGCTCAATGAGATGTGAACGCTGGCAGGAGTGGGAAACGGAGTTTCTGCAAGAAGTGGGCGGCTCTATGCCCATTCACCTCATCGCCGAGAAGCTGGAGCGGTCAAACGGCTCTATTTACAGCAAAGCTACGGCAATCGGCGTCGACCTGATTGATTTACGTCGTGGGCGCCCCTGGACAAAAGCAGAGGAATTTATGTTTGGTCATTTTTCATGTGAAGAAATTGCCGAGGCAACCCAGCGGACCATCGCCTCGGTGCGTGGGAAGCGAAATAAGCTTGTGAAGAAACACGGTGGCTCACTCACTCCTGACTGGACGCGCGACGAACTTGAGCTGCTATGGCGCCACAACAATGCCCGGGTGGCAGAATTAACCGGTCGCAGCGTTGAGGAAGTTGGCGAACGACGGCTGCAGGCCAACATCGAGCGTAATGGATGGGATCGGCATGACCCGGAGCGTGCAGCATGACCGGGCAATATTCACTCATCTACGCCGATCCGCCGTGGTCATACAGCAACACAGCAAGCAATGGTGCAGCTGCCGATCATTACGCCACCATGCGACTTATCGACCTTAAACGCCTCCCTGTGTGGGAGCTTGCTGCTGATAACTCCGTTTTGGCGATGTGGTACACCGGCACGCATAACCAGGAAGCCATCGAACTGGCCGAGGCCTGGGGCTTCACTGTACGCACCATGAAGGGATTTACCTGGGTGAAGCTGAACCAATTGGCAGAGCAACGCATCACCAAGGCCCTCTCCGAAGGGGAGATCTCCGACTTCTATGACTTTCTCGATCTGCTCAACGCCGAAACACGAATGAATGGCGGTAACCATACCCGGGCCAACACAGAAGACCTGCTAATCGCCACTTGCGGGGCCGGACTGGAACGCCTGAATGCCGGAATTAAGCAGGTCGTGTACAGCCCTCTCGGCGCTCACAGCGAAAAACCATGGGAAGTGCGTCACCGGCTCGAGTTGCTTTACGGCGACGTGCCGCGCATCGAGCTATTCAGCCGATCTGAAGTGCCAGGCTGGCACCGCTGGGGAAATGAGTGCAGTTCCAGCGTCAGCTTAGTACCAGCCACTGTTGGGAAAGAGTCGTTTGAGCGCAATTTAGAACCTGTAGGTGATGTTGAGTGCTCGGTTTGGCCTGCTGAAGTCGAATTCGTTTTCAGGTCGTTTGACCAGGCGGCGTTACTTGATGATGCCAAACAACGAAAGCTTAAATTTCATATCAACCGCATGTGGTTAGAAAAGACCCCCATTCCACAGATCGTCATATCCGCGCGGTCGCTAATCGGAACAATGGAGATAAACGCGTGAACGAAATTATCGTCGATAACTTTGCTGGCGGTGGCGGCGCATCTACCGGAATCGAGCTGGCAACCGGCCGGAGCGTGGACATTGCCATTAACCACGATGTAAACGCCGTAGCGATGCATACCACTAACCATCCGGAGACACTGCATTACTGCGAGAGCGTTTTTGATATTGATCCGCTGGCGGCCACTGCGGGTAAGTCGGTGGGGCTGGCCTGGTTCAGTCCCGACTGCAGACACTTTTCAAAAGCAAAAGGTGCAAAGCCGGTAGAGAAAGAAATTCGCGGACTCGCCTGGATCGTGATTCGTTGGGCCCTTGCCGTTCGGCCCCGGGTGATGATGCTGGAGAACGTCGAAGAGTTCCGCACTTGGGGTCCGCTGATTTCCTCAGATGATGGCCTCCGTCCGGATCCGGACCGAATCGGGGAGACGTTCGAAGCGTTCTGCGGGATGCTTTCAGGCGGCGTTCCTGTCGATCACCCGGCACTGCAGGAATGCTGCGAATCCTTAGGCATCGAGGCTGGTAGCCCTCAGGTTCAGCGACTAATTAAAGGACTTGGTTATGCAGTTGACCACCGAGAGTTGAGAGCCTGCGACTACGGCGCGCCAACCATCCGCAAACGCCTGTTTATGGTGATGCGTTGCGACGGAGCTCCCGTCACCTGGCCAGTGCCGAGTCACGGCGATCCGAAGTTAGCTGAAGTGCAGAATGGTCAGCGCAAACCATGGCGCACAGCCGCAGAATGTATCGACTGGTCGCTGGTATGCCCCTCTATTTTCGACCGCAAAAAACCACTAGCGGAGAACACGCTCAAACGCATTGCCCGGGGCATTCAGCGTTTCGTACTGGAAAGCCCCACTCCTTTCATCGTGAAGTGCAATCACACAACGACGCGGGGAAAGTATGACTGCTTTCGGGGACAGGAACTTGGTGCTCCGCTACAGACCATTACCAAAACCCATGGCTATGCGATTGCCGTACCCCACCTCACCAAATTCCGTACCGGCGCAACCGGTCAGCCTGTTACTGAGCCGGTACCAACTGTCACTGCCGGTACTTCCAAGCGCCCGGGCGGGAATGGCCATGCACTTGGCATTGTTGAAGCAGCACTGACTCCTTTCCTGGCTGGTAATGGCGGCAGCGAATACCAGGCAAAGCCGCGACCGTTGGACAAACCGGCCCATACCATCCTGAAAGAATCGCGCTGTTGCGTGGTAGCCCCGGTTATCGCACGGCAATTCGGAGCCAGTACTGGTCATCGTGCTGACGAACCGAGTGCAACGGTGACCGCTGGCGGCGGTGGTAAATCTCAATTAGTCGTACCAACGTTGATCCAGATGGGATATGGAGAAAGGCCTGGTCAGGCTCCTCGAGTTCTCCAACTGGATAACCCACTCGGGACCATAACTGCAGGCGGTGGCAAGTTTGCACTCGTCGCTGCAAATATGGTTAAGCACTTTGGCGGTAACTACTCAGGCTGTGGACTGCCACTGGATGAACCAATCCACACGGTAACCACCACCGATCACCATGCACTAATCACTTCAAGCATTATCAAAATGCGCGGTACGAATACCGGCCAACCGACAGACACACCACTGCAAACTGTTACCGCAGGCGGTCAGCATTTTGGTGAAGTTCAAACGCACCTGGCAGCTGAAGGTTATGACGAAGATCGGGCAAATCTCGTTACGTCGTTCCTGAAGCAGTATTGCAGCGCTGATTCTGATGGTCTGGTAACTGTTGAAGGCGTGGTTTATCGCATCGTCGATATTGGAATGCGCATGTTACAGCCGCATGAGCTCTACCGTGCACAAGGATTTCCGGACTGGTACATCATCGACCGCGATTATACAGGTCAGCGTTATGCCAAAGACAAACAAGTGGCCCGCTGCGGTAATGCCGTTCCACCACCATTTGCCGAAGCGCTGGTACGGGCTAATTTGCCGGAGTTGTGTACAGAAGCAACGGAGCGAGCAGCATGAAGAAAATGACTACAGAACAAGAGAACGCCCTACGCGCCACAGCACGGAACTGCAATGACGAACTGAAGGCCGCATTGAAGCAGGAACCCAAGCCAAAATTTGACACCGTCAGCAGGCCGTTACTGGCAAAGCATTACGAAAAGATAAAGGGACTCGGTGTCCCTTTTGTTTTGTTCATCTACACCATAGGCCGGATTAACGGCCAGTTCAGGGAGCACTGATATGGCCGATATCATTGATTCAGCAGCTGAAATCGAAGAGTTACAACGTAACAATGCCCTCGCCATTCACCGACTCAACCGCAACGCCGTCTCAGCTGAACATTGCAGTGAATGCGGCGAAGACATCCCTGTGCCGCGGCGCGCTGCCGTTCCGGGCTGCCAGACATGCGCTGAATGCCAAAGCATTATCGAATTGAGGAATAAACAGCGAGGTGCGTGATGTTTGCACTCATTCAAAGAGGTCAGATTTACGCTGACAAGCACGGTTGGCCCGTACAAATTCACAGCAGCACATCAGAAATAGTCCGGTACTGGCGACAGGGCCGGATCAACACCGCTTCAATCGACCGATTCAACAACGACTTCGAATATCTCAATCACCGTGAGGCGGCACAGATACGCGCTGAACTGGAGAAAAGCGAGCACATTGAATCGCTGCGCGCCCAGCGTGCGGCATGAGGAAGTTAACCAATCATCCCGAAATGTTTCATCGCTTGCTCGATAAGTGGGACGAAATTATCAGGGCATTCATACACCCTTGAGTCAGGAGAAATTCGGTTGGGTGCCTGTCTCATTTGAAATCCATTCAAATGTTTAACATGAGCGATATGGCATGTTTTAACGCTGACGCCATTATGGGCTTTTACGTATTCCTGGATCTGCTTATAAGTAGCCATACATCCCTCCATTTCAATGTGACTCAATATACCTGACAGGTAACGCAACTGATAGCCAGTTATGAGCTGGCTATTGGGTGCGAAAGCACTGCCACCGTTATCCCTTTTGCCCGGTTCGTCCGGGCGTTTTTATCTACGTAAAAGCGAAAATTCATCTAATCGATATCTGGTAGTGCTACTCACGGGAAAATCCTGCATGAAATTTTGCGGTATCTTTCCGATGTAGTGGCCTTGCATTGAACCGAGGTGACTATGGAACACATTATCCAGCTGACCCCGAATAAATGGGTAGCTGAAAAAGTGCTGATCGCGGTGACTGGCTTAAAGCCAGGAACCATTCTCAGAGCAAGAAAAGAATCTTGGATGGTCGGCAGAGAATACGTACATGTGTCCCCTGACGGTGTCCCAAAGCCAACAAGTGAGTGTCTCTATAATCGCGAAGCCGTGGATCGCTGGATAGAGAATCAAATATCAAAACAGCCGGGAATAGACCTTTGATGTGCCCTGCTGTGTGGTTACTCTAATTGAGCTCTTGGGCGCAGGAGGACAAATGGTAAAACCAACATATCCAACCGGCGTTGAAAACCACGGTGGAAAACTGCGTATCGTTTTCCATTACAAAGGCAGGCGCATACGCGAAAGCTTGGGCGTGCCTGATACACCTAAAAACAGAAAAATAGCTGGCGAGCTGAGGACATCAGTTTGTTTTGCGATTAAGACAGGAAGTTTTAACTACGCGGCTCAGTTTCCGGACTCTGTGAATCTGCGTCATTTCGGCCTACAGAGTAAAGAAATCACGCTGTCAGACCTGTCTGAAAAATGGCTGGCTCTGAAGAGGATGGAAACCTCAAACAACACGATGCGTAGCTACGAATCCGTGATCAAAATTATGGTGAACTGGCTTGGAGCAAGGAAGTTGATTTCAGCGGTGAACCAGGAAGATCTTTTGTTCTTGCGAAAAGAACTCCTGACCGGCGCTCACCTTCTGAAGGGCGGGCAGAAGAAGGCCAAAATGGGGCGAAAAGCACCTACCGTTAATGGGTACATGGTGATAACTGGTGGCATGTTCCAGTTTGCGGCATCAAATGGGTATATCGAAAAGAACCCGTTTGAAGGGATTTCGTTGTTGAAGAAATCAAAACCGGAGCCTGATCCATTAGAAAGAGATGAGTTTGTACGGTTGATAGAGGCAGCCAATCATCCGCAGATCAAGAATCTATGGTCCCTCGCTGTCTATACTGGAATGAGACATGGTGAACTTTGCGCCCTTGCCTGGGAAGACATAGATCTGAAAGCCGGGACTATCATTGTTAGAAGGACGTATACGCGCGCGAAAGAATTCACGCTGCCGAAGACAGATTCTGGCACTGATCGAATCATCCATTTGATTCAGCCGGCTATCGAAGCTCTGAAAAGCCAGCTTGAATTGACCCGGCTGGGAAAACAAAAAAAGGTCGAAGTGAAGTTGCGCGAGTACGGGCGCTCAAGCACTCACCCCTGCACCTTTGTGTTTAACCCAGAGGTCACCAGAAAAAATCCGGCGGGAACGAATCACTATTCAGTAACGTCGTTGTCCTCCTCCTGGGAGGGATTGACTAAACGAGCCGGGATCAGATATCGAAATCCATATCAGTCCCGCCACACATACGCATGCTGGGCATTAGCTGTTGGGGCAAACCCGACGTTTATAGCAACTCAGATGGGGCACCGGAACGCTCAGATGGTCTACATCGTATATGGAGCATGGATGAGTGAGAACAATGCAGATCAGGTTGGGATACTAAATCAAAAAATGCCTGCTACTGCCCCAGTGGTGCCCCAGGCTGTACAACAGACAGCCAAAAGGCCATGAAAATCTTATAGTTAAGCAATGAGACCAACCATATGATTACAACAGACGGTAACGGCGCATGCGCGTCGGTGGCGTTTCGCACCAGCGAAGTGATTGCCATCTACCCGATAACGCCAAGCTCAACGATGGCGGAACAGGCTGATGCCTGGGCGGGGAACGGGCTGAAAAACGTCTGGGGCGATGTGCCCCGGGTTGTCGAAATGCAGTCTGAAGCGGGCGCGATTGCCGCGGTTCACGGCGCATTGCAGACCGGCGCCCTCTCCACGTCCTTTACCTCTTCGCAGGGATTGCTGTTGATGATCCCGACGCTGTACAAACTGGCCGGGCAGCTGACGCCGTTTGTGCTGCACGTCGCGGCGCGTACCGTCGCGACCCACGCCCTGTCTATTTTTGGCGATCACTCCGATGTGATGGCCGTGCGCCAGACCGGCTGTGCGATGCTCAGCGCGGCTAATGTGCAGGAAGCGCAGGATTTTGCGCTTATTTCACATATCGCGACCCTCAAAAGCCGCGTGCCATTCATTCATTTCTTTGATGGTTTCCGCACGTCGCATGAGATCAACAAAATCGTGCCGCTGGCCGATGACACTATTCTTAATCTGCTGCCGCAAGCCGAAATCGACGCGCACCGCACTCGTGCGCTGAACCCGGAGCATCCGGTGATCCGCGGCACGTCCGCTAATCCGGACACCTATTTCCAGTCTCGTGAAGCGACCAACCCGTGGTATGACGCGGTTTACGCTCACGTCGAACAGGCGATGAATGATTTCGCCAGCGCCACTGGTCGCCAGTACAAACCGTTCGAATATTACGGCCACCCGCAGGCCGAACGCGTTATCGTTCTGATGGGTTCGGCGATTGGCACCTGCGAGGAAGTGGTTGATGAACTGCTGACCCGCGGTGAAAAAGTCGGCGTGCTGAAAGTCCGTCTGTATCGTCCGTTCTCCGCCGCGCATCTGCTGGCAGAGATCCCGCAAAGCGTGAAAACGCTGGCGGTGATGGATCGTACCAAAGAGCCTGGTGCGCACGCCGAACCGCTGTATCTCGATGTGATGACCGCCCTGGCGGAAGCCTTTAACAGCGGTGAGCGCGAAACGTTGCCGCGCGTCATTGGCGGGCGCTACGGCCTGTCGTCGAAAGAGTTCGGCCCGGACTGCGTGCTGGCCGTATTCAACGAGCTGAGCGCCGCCAAACCGAAGCCGCGTTTCACCGTCGGCATTTACGACGACGTGACCAATTTGTCCCTGCCGCTGCCGGAAAACACCCTGCCGTCTACCGCCAAGCTCGAAGCGCTGTTTTACGGGCTGGGCAGCGACGGCAGCGTGTCGGCAACCAAAAACAATATCAAAATCATCGGCAACTCGACGCCGTGGTATGCCCAGGGCTATTTCGTGTATGACTCGAAAAAAGCCGGTGGTTTGACAGTGTCGCATCTGCGTGTCTCTGAACAGCCGGTGCGTTCGGCGTATCTGGTGTCGCAGGCGGATTTTGTGGGCTGTCACCAGCTGCAGTTCATCGACAAATATCAAATGGCCGAGCGCCTGAAGCCGGGTGGGATTTTCCTGCTCAACACGCCTTACAGCGTCGAGGAAGTGTGGTCGCGCCTGCCGCGTGAGGTTCAGGCCGTTCTGAATCAGAAACAGGCCCGATTTTATATCGTCAACGCGGCGAAAATCGCGCGTGAATGTGGCCTGGCGGCGCGCATCAACACCGTGATGCAAATGGCGTTCTTCCAGCTGACGCAAATTCTGCCGGGCGACAGCGCGCTGATTGAACTGCAAGGCGCGATTGCCAAAAGCTACAGCAGCAAAGGCCAGGAGCTGGTCGAGCGCAACTGGCAGGCGCTGGCGATGGCCCGCGAATTGCTGGCCGAAGTGCCGCTGCAGCCGGTCGATACCAATAGTCCGAATCGCCCACCGGTGGTATCCGATGCCGCGCCTGATTTTGTCAAAACCGTAACTGCTGCGATGCTGGCCGGGCTTGGTGACGCGTTGCCAGTTTCTGCGCTTCCGCCGGACGGCACCTGGCCGGTCGGCACCACGCGCTGGGAAAAACGCAATATCGCCGAAGAGATCCCAATCTGGAAAGAAGACCTGTGTACCCAGTGTAACCACTGCGTCGCGGCCTGTCCGCATTCGGCCATTCGCGCCAAAGTGGTGTCACCAGAGGATATGGAAAACGCACCTGCGAGCCTGCATTCGCTGGACGTGAAATCCCGTGATATGCGCGGCCAGAAATATGTGCTGCAGGTCGCACCTGAGGACTGCACCGGCTGTAACCTGTGCGTGGAAGTCTGCCCGGCGAAAGATCGTCAGGACCCAAGTATCAAAGCCATCAATATGATGTCGCGCCTGGATCACGTTGAAGAAGAGAAAGTGAATTATGACTTCTTCCTCGACCTGCCGGAAATCGACAAAACCAAACTGGAACGCATTGATATCCGTACTTCGCAGCTGATCACACCGCTGTTTGAATATTCCGGTGCCTGCTCCGGCTGCGGTGAAACGCCGTATATCAAGTTGCTGACGCAGCTGTATGGCGACCGTATGATGATCGCCAACGCCACCGGCTGTTCGTCTATTTATGGCGGCAATCTGCCCTCAACGCCCTACACCACCGACATTAACGGTCGCGGTCCGGCATGGGCAAACTCACTGTTCGAGGACAACGCCGAGTTCGGCCTGGGCTTCCGTTTATCGGTCGATCAGCACCGCCAACGCGTGATGCGTCTGCTCGACACGTTCGCGGATAAACTTCCGGCTGAACTGAACGACGCGCTACACGCAGAGGCAACGCCGGAAGTACGCCGTGAACAGGTCGCGTCTTTACGCCAGCATTTGCAGGGCGTAGACGGCGCAACGGAGCTGCTGACCGACGCTGACGCACTGGTGGAAAAATCCATCTGGCTGATTGGTGGCGACGGCTGGGCTTACGATATCGGCTTTGGTGGTCTCGACCACGTTCTGAGTCTGACCGAAAACGTCAATATTCTGGTACTGGATACGCAGTGCTATTCCAATACGGGCGGCCAGGCGTCGAAAGCGACCCCGCTCGGCGCGGTGACCAAATTCGGCGAGCACGGCAAGCGTAAATCGCGCAAAGATTTGGGCGTGAGCATGATGATGTATGGGCATGTTTACGTGGCGCAAATCTCGCTCGGCGCACAGCTTAACCAGACGGTGAAAGCGATTCAGGAAGCAGAAGCGTATCCGGGGCCGTCGCTGATCATCGCCTATAGCCCATGCGAGGAGCATGGTTACGATCTGGCGCTGAGTCACGATCAGATGCGTCAGCTCACCGCCACCGGTTTCTGGCCGCTGTATCGCTTTGATCCGCGTCGTGCTGATGAAGGCAAACTGCCACTTGCTCTGGATTCGCGTCCACCGTCAGATGCCCTCGCCGACACGCTGATGAAAGAGCAGCGCTTCCGTCGTCTGAATGCGCAGCAGCCTGAGGTTGCCGAACAGTTGTGGAAAGACGCCGCCGCCGATTTGCAAAAACGCTACGATTTCCTTGCGCAAATGGCCGGTAAGGCGGAAAAATCAGCCAGTGATTAATTATTATCCACACTCCAAAAATAAATAAAAAAAAGCCCGAACATCTGTTCGGGCTTGTCATTTAAATATTGACTAATATAGGAATCACATAACGACACACAGCAACATCTCAATTTGTGTGGCAAATTAGGCATATAACGGCGCCATATTATCCCGATTTACTCTCCCTGTATAATTCCTACCATCAATGATTCCACACCATTCATTCACCGAATCAATCAAGGTTTCAACTGAATTATTTTATTTAGATTTTACTCATATAGTAACAAATGAGGCTTACCTTCTTTAGATATCTCTACATTAGCATGGCCTTACTTCCCGTAAGGAAGGCAGAGTATAAAAACAGCTTAAAGGATTATTAAAATGAAAAGAAAAGTACTGGCACTCGTAATCCCTGCGTTATTAACTGCAGGCGCAGTTCACGCAGCAGAAATTTATAATAAAGATGGCAACAAACTTGATCTGTACGGCAAAGTTGATGGCCTGCACTACTTCTCCGATAGCGATAAAGCAAATGGCGATCAGTCCTACATCCGTGTTGGCTTCAAAGGCGAAACACAGATTACTGACCAGCTGACCGGTTACGGCCAGTGGGAATACAACGTTCAGGCGAACAACACTGAAGGTTCCAGCGATCAGGCATGGACTCGTCTGGGCTTCGCCGGTGTGAAATTCGGCGATTACGGTTCATTCGACTACGGTCGTAACTACGGCGTACTGTACGACGTAGAAGCATGGACTGACGTCCTGCCAGAGTTCGGTGGCGACGCCTACAGCAAAGCCGACAACTTCATGACTGGCCGTGCTAACGGTGTTGCAACTTACCGTAACAGCGACTTCTTCGGTCTGGTTGATGGCCTGAACTTCGCAGTGCAGTACCAGGGTAAAAATGAAAACCCAGGTTCTGGCGAAGGCACCAACAACAGCAACGGCCGTAACATGAAAAATGCGAACGGCGACGGTTGGGGTCTCTCCACCACTTATGACATCGGTGCTGGCTTCAGCGCGGGTGCTGCGTACGCGTCTTCTGACCGTACCAACGATCAGACCAACTTCTCCACTGCAGGCGGCGATAAAGCTGACGCATGGACTGCTGGCCTGAAGTATGACGCGAACAACGTTTACCTGGCGACCATGTATTCTGAAACCCGTAACATGACTCCTTACGGCGACCAGGATTCTACCATCGCGAACAAAACTCAGAACTTCGAAGTGACTGCACAGTACCAGTTCGACTTCGGTCTGCGTCCAGAAGTCTCTTACCTGCAGTCTAAAGGTAAGGACCTGAACAACATCGACGGCACCTCTGCTGGCGATCAGGATCTGGTTAAATACGTATCCGTGGGCGCGACCTACTACTTCAACAAAAACATGTCTACCTACGTTGATTACAAAATCAACCTGCTGGACGACAACACCTTCACCGACAATAACGGCATCAACACCGATGACGTTGTTGCTTTAGGTCTGGTTTACCAGTTCTAA